CAAGCACAACAAGCAGCTCAACAACAGTTTCAAAATCAAATGGGATTAGCTTCTGCGTTACCTGGATTACAAGGAACAGATATTTCACGTTTAGGTTCATTGGGCGCATTGAATCAAGCGCAAACACAAGCGGGCCTAGATGCAACTAGAGAAGCAACTAGAATGGCTGCGTATCAACCACAAGAACAATTACAAAACTACGGTAACCTTGTTACAGGTATCATGGGTGGAATGGCAGGATCAGGAACACAAACATCACAAGTACCAGATCCAGGATTCTTACAAACTGCATTAGGTGCAGCGGCTACTGGAGCAGGGATATACGGCGCACTGAAATAATATGAATAGAACACTAAAAAGACCGATGTTTAGAATGGGTGGTTCTACAAGTGGAATCACATCAGGGTTAGATCAACCAAGAAAACAATATAGTCAAGGAACAGATCCATACGATAGAGCTTTGAGTACAACTGAAAGAGCTATGAAAGATCTTGAAAAATTTAGAGGAGTTAATGCAGGATCAGATAGATTACTACCAGGTAGTCTACCAAATTTTTTAACTTCATTTGGTTTAAATCTAATGTCACAAACACCTAGAGGTGGTTTGTTGGCTACAGCTGCAACCGCAGCTAAAGAACCTTTTGCAACTTTTCAAGCAGCACAGTTAGCTAAAAAAGATGACAAAATGAAAAGAGCTGAAGACTTATTTTCTGGCGCACTAGCTTCTGAATATGATCTTGAAGAACAAAAATTAAAAAATTTAGGTGATGGAAGTGATGGTAGATTATCTCCTGAAGTTGAAAGAGATATTATTACAAACGCTCAACAAACTATTTTTGATCAAAGAGCCATTATAGATAATCCAGAATCAACACCAGAAGAAATTGCAGCTGCAAAAAATAGAATTACAATTAATCAAAACGTTCTTGTAAAAGAATTAGGTGTACCACCTGAATATGCAGCAATACTTGGTGACCCTGATTTATTTGGTGATGCAATGGCTGATTATGTACAAACAGAAAACAAAAGAAGAATTGATGAGTATGTAGCAGCTAATCCTGGTGCTACTCCTAAACAAATACAAGATAATGTACCACAAATGCAAGAAGGTACAGCACAAGCAAGAGACTTTACAATAGAGAAGTTAAAACAAAAATACTATTACAATGATGGTGGTAGAGTAGGTTTAGCTTTTGGTGGAGATCCAATGATGCCAGCAGTTGCAGAAGCTCCTCAAGAAGAAGTTCAAGATTTATCTTACACAGAACTTAGATCAAGACTGCCACAAGAAATATCAAACGACATTGTACAATTATTAGCTAACAGTAAACAAGCATTAATGGACTTTGCAAATATTCAAACTGGTGAAGACATCGCAGCATTTAATCAACAATACGACGTAAATCTGACATTACCACAAGGAGCTTAACATGGAGCCCTTTAAGCCTAAAGATAATAGATTAGTTATCGACAAGGATACACTAACAGATACTTTAAAGTCTACACTTACAAAAACAAAAAAGCCTGTAAAATTTACATGGAAAGGTGCAGCTGACCTCATGATGACTATGAGTAATACTCCATTGAGAAATTACAATCTAAAGTCATTAATGGACAACAAATTACCTAGAATAACAGATTTAGTTGAAGGTAAAACTCAGCCACAAGAAAAAGATTACATAGATTTTTTTGGAGATATGGAAAAATCTATATTTGGTGCAGCTCAAAACATTGGTTATTCAATTGGTGATTTGTTAACAACCGGCATAGATATGGCTGCTGATACTAAACTTACAGAAGCCTTAGATAAAGCTTATCAAGAAAATAAAATAGAAGATCCAGAAACATTATTAGGAACTGTTAATAAAATTTTAATTGAATATGGTGTTCCTGGCGGTGGTGTATTCAAGATAATGAATAGAGCCAAGAAACTTTTTAAATCTAAAAAAGTTAAAGATGCAAATAAAGCGGCCAAAGCAACAGGGACCACGGCCAAAGGAACAGACATTGCAAAACGTGCTGGGTATATGGCAACTGCTTTTGGTGCAACAGATTTTATAACTTCAGGGGCTAGACAAATAAATGAAGAAGGACCATTAGTTTTAAAAAAAGAAAGTGAAGAAGGTTTAGAAGGAAGAGATTTAGCACTCGCAAGGTTTAGAAACAAATTAAGATTTGGTGCTGAAGGAACTATTATAGGTGCAGGGTTTCCTATACTAGGTAAACCTCTTGCAAAGATTGCAACTGTGGGTGCTAAGTATGGTATCATGAAACCAGCAGGTTATGCATTAACAGGTGTAGACACTTTAGTTGTAAGACCTGTAACTTATCTTGCAGCAAATGTACCGGGATCTGCAACAGCAGGTAAAGCAATTAGAAATGCTAGTAGTTATGTTGTTGATAAAGCATTAGCACCTTTGAAAGTAGGGACAGGTGCAAAACAATTACCATCATTTGATAAGTGGAGAATGTTTTCTACAAAGAGTAGTGACCCATTAGAATCAAGATTAAAAAAGTTAGATAACTTTTTATCTGCATTTAGATCATTAGGTAAAGGAACTGGTTTAAAATATCAACTTACATCAGAAGCAAACAGAGAAATAAAAGCAAGATCTAGAACTATAGAAAAGTATTTAGAATCTATAGAAAAAAAATCATATGATTTAGCTAAAAGTTTTGAAGGACAATATAATTCATTAACTACATCTCCTGCAAGTAGAGACTATTATTTAGATAAAGTACTAGCTTTCTTAAAAGGTCAAACTAAAAAAAGTGATTTACCAAAAGAACTACAAGAAACAGCAGAACTTTTGAATAAAGAAATATTAAATACTAAAAAAACATTTGCAAACTTATTACCTGAAGGTGATCTTAAAAACTTTATGTTAAATAATATAAAGTCTTATATGAGAAAGTCTTTTGCAACATTTAGTAATCCTGAGTATCAAGCAAGTGATAAATTAAAAAGCTCAGCTTCTAAATGGATACTAGAAAATGTAGTTAAGAAAAACAAAGACATAAGAGAGTCTGCTTTAAAAGAATTAAAAACTAAAAATATGACAGACAATCAAGCTTTACAAGAGATGGCAGAAAGTTTAACAAATAAAATATTAGTTCACACAAAACAAGATGGTGTTGATCCATTAAGAATTTTACAAAACATATCTAAAGATACTTTAAGATCTGATAAATTAATTAGAACAGGAGAAGAGTTACCTGACGTAATTAAAAAATTACTAGGAGAAGAAAACAATTTAAAATCTTCTGTACTACAGACTACATCACATGCAATTACACAAGCTGTAAATAAACAAACTTTAGATAAGTTAGCTAAGATAGGTATTGATGAAGGTTGGTTGTTTAAAGATAAAACAATTGCAGATGCTAGAAGAATGTTTGACGTAGAAAAAGTTGGAGACTTAAAAGGATTAGGTCTATTGAAAACTGGGATGAGTAAGTTGTTTGCTTCTAAAGATATGGCTAAAGCATTAAAAGGAGCACCTGGTACATTTGATAACTGGATACAAAGTTCTGTATACAGAAACATATTACAATTTAAAGTAGCTACTCAGTTTGGTAAAACAGTTCTTTCACCTGTTACACAAGTAAGAAACGTTTCATCTGCTAGTATGTTTCCATTAGCCAATGGTCACATAGGAGGCAGAGCTTCTGTAACTGACTCAATTAAAATGGTTGTAGATGATATATTTGGTGCAGGGAAAGTAATTGATGAAGGTAAGTTTATAAAAAATTTAGAAAACAAAATTAGACTAGGTGTAATTGATGAAAACATTGTAGCATCAGAACTACAAGCAGTGTTAAAAGATATAAGAGCTGGAGCTAAAGTAAAAAACATGGACAGTTTGATTGCAAGATTAGCTGATTCAAAAATGATTAAAACAGCAACAAGAGTATATGCTGGAGGTGATAACTTGTGGAAATGGTATGGCCATGAGTATGTAAAATCTCAAATGAAATCTATGTACAAGAATGTAGATGATGTTGCTAAATGGACAGAAGAAATTGTAGGTAGAAAATTTGATAAGTTTAATACATTTACTGGTAAAGCAAAAACATTAGACGAAGCTTTAGATGAAGCTGCTGCATGGCAAATAAGAAATACTTATCCTACATATAGTAAGGTACCACAAGTTATTAAAGATTTAAGAAAACTACCTTTCGGTAACTTCATATCATTCCCAGCTGAAATGATTAGAACAACATATAACATATTATCTATTGGAGCTAAAGAAGCTACATCATCCAACGCACAATTAAGACAGATGGGTTATAGAAGACTACTTGGTGCATTTGTAACTTTAGGGGGAGCAGAAAAAGGAGTTTCAACACTAGCTCAAAACTTAACAGGAACTACAATGGAACAGATAGAAGCATATAAAAGAAGTCTATCAGCACCATGGGATTCAAGAGCAGCTATCTTACCTGTAAATAAATGGAAAGATGGAGTTGGTAAAGCAATTAACTTTTCATACTTCAGTCCATACGATGTAATTTCACAACCATTTAGAGCTGCTATAAAAACTATAGAAGAAGGTAAATTAAAACAAAGAGATGTAGGTGATACTATGTTTAAATTGTTCTTTGGAGAAGATGGACCAATAAGAAAACTAATTGATCCTTTTGTGTCTCAATCAATTGCATTAGAAAAAATGTCAGATGTAATGCCATCAAATCTTTTACTAGGTGGTAGAGGTGGTGTAACTAAAACAGGAGCTGCTGTTTATTCTGATACAGACTCGGATCAAGATAAATTTATGAAAAGTCTAGGACATATATTTAGAGGTGTAAGACCAACATTTATTGATACAGGAGATAAATTATTAAAAGGTTTTACAGGTGATATTAAAAAAGGTGGACAACCTGTAAACTTACAAGATGAATTACTTGCAATGTTGTCTGGTATTAGAATTATCAATGTCGACGTACCACGAACCATGAACTACAAGATAACAGAATACAATAGAAACATTAGATCAGTTACAACTGCAGAAAAGTTTTTTAGTTTACAAAACTTTGAAAGTAGAGGACCAGAAGTAATGGCAGAAGAGTTTAAAAAAATTCAAGATGAAGCTTTTAAAGTTAATCAAGACTTCTATTTTATTTTAAAAGATGCTGAGACAGTTGGAGTTAGTGAAAGAGATTTAAGAAAATTATTAAGAGGAAGAAATATATCTTCTGCTAAAGCAAGAAAATTATTAAAAGGAGATAACATTCCATACACAGCTTATGATTCTCGTATGAAAAAAAGAGTAAAAGAAGCTGAAAAAATTGCAAAAGAAAGAGGAGAAAAAATAGAAAAAGATTATTTCTATCCAAAGAGAATGTTTAGAAATATTGTAAGAGATTATGGTAAGAAAAAATTAGATCAAAGAGAAGGTAAAACAGATCTACAAAAAATAGAAGAGTTAATGAATTTAGATCAATCTAGTATTCCACAAAGAGATACAACTGTACAAACAGCCAATATACAAACACCACCATTACCAGGAATGCCTATGCCTAAAGTACAAAATGTTGCGCAAAATGTCATACCAAATACTAACTTGACAAGAACAGAGACTGCATTACTATCACCAAGTGAACAACTTATTAAGCAAAGGTTAAGAACATAATGGTAAACAAATTTAAAAGTTTGGGCGGTATGATAGGCAAGTCCTATCGGGTTTCTATTGTAGCGGGGGTTACAATATAATGGCTAAAAGATCTGCATTACAGAAAATAGATGACCATGAAAAACTGTGTCGTATTATGCAGAAACAAACTTTTGAACAAATCAAAGAAGTTAAAGAACGTTTAGCACGTATGGAGAAGATGATAATAGGAGGAGCATTTGGAATATGTATTGCACTCTTATTAAACATGCTTAAATAAAAATGGAACTATCTCGTAATTTTACACTTCAAGAATTAATTAAATCAGACACAGCTATCCGTTTGGATATCAATAACAATCCTAACTCAGGTCAGATAGAAAAACTAAAAGCACTTTGTGAAAATATTTTACAGCCGGTACGTGATCACTTCGGTAGAGTAAAGGTGACGTCAGGGTTCCGTAGCGAGCAGCTGTGCTAAAAATAGGTAGCTCGATCAACAGCCAACATGCAAAAGCTGAGGCCGCAGACTTCGAATGTATGGGAACTGACAATGCTGAATTGGCTGACTGGATTTATGCAAACCTAGAATTTGATCAATTGATACTCGAGTTCTACACGCCAGGCGAACCTAACTCGGGATGGATACACTGTAGTTACACTACAGACAAACCTAGAAAACAATTTTTGTGGGCTTACAAATCAGAAGGTAAGACTAAATACAAACCTGTAATTGGAAAAGCTAGAGATTTAGTTTAGATCCATTCTTTTAAATCTTCACCCATGACTTCAGATGCAATATTTATTTTATCTCTTAAAGCCTTCACAATCTTCTCGTCAACGGTGTCCTCGGAAATCAAATCGATATAAGTCACTGTTTTCTTTTGTCCTATTCTGTGTGCTCTGTCTTCTGACTGTAGTCTCTTTTCTAGATCATAACTATTAGAATAATATATAACAGTATTAGCTTGTGTAAGTGTAATACCATAACCACCTGTTTGAGGTGTACCAATAATAAATCTACACTCTGGATCGTTTTGAAACTTACGAATATTATCTTGTCTATCTTCTTGTGGTGTCAAACCATAATAGTGAACAAAAGAATTAGCACCATACTTTTTAGTTAACGCTTTCATTATATCACTTACACTTGTTTGATAGTTAGCCCATATAATAACTTTACCATCTGTGTCTTCTAAAATAGACATTAATTCATTAAGTCTATTACTCTCAACTGCTTGTACAGTTCCATCGTCAGCAGTTACATAACCACATGTAATTTGATGTAGTCTCATAAGTTGTGTTAACACAGTCATGGTAGTTGTAACTTTACCATTGAGTACAGCCATTGCTGCTTTCTTCATCTGTTCGTAAACTTTCTTTTGCTCAGGCGTCAGTGCTACGTGTCGTTTGATAAATACTTTAGGAGGTAAGTCTAAGCAATCTTCTTTCAATACTCTGTATGAAAATTGTTTTACAGTATCCGATAACTCACCTAAGTTTTGAAACTTATCTACTACCTGGATAGAACGTCCATGTACATGCATCGTTTTCATTTCAGCATATCTATTACGAAACGCGTAGTAAGAACTAAAGTCCAATAACCACGGATCAAGGAACTCACACTGCGTATATAAATCTAAAGGGTTCTTTGTAATAGGAGAACCGGTCATGATTCTTTTATACTTAGCATGCTGACCAATACCTATAATGTTTTTAGTTCTTTTAGCAGTGGGTGTTTTGATTGTAGTAGACTCATCAATAGCCATTAAAGCTTTGTGTGAGTTAATAAATTTATTTGCAAACTTAACACCTTTGTCTGTTGACAACGCTTCAACATTCATAACTAAAATATGTAATGCACTTTCTATTTCAAACAAAGATTCTAATTTTTCTTGTTGTGTTTTTGTAATATTAGGTTGCCACAATATAGACACATTTTCTATATGATCAGGTAAGTGTGTAGGTAGTTCTTGTTCGTACCAAGTTTTAACAACACCTTTTGGTGCAACGATTAACACACCATCAATCTTGCCTTTGTCATATAACATAGCAACATTATCTATTAACACTTTTGTTTTGCCTGTACCCATTTCCATAAAGTATGCAAAGTTTTCTTTGTTCCAAGATTTTTCCAACGCAGTTAATTGATGTGCGTATGGTTTAGTTTTAAATTTATAATTCATAATTTATTTTCTTCTTTCTAGTTGACAAATATATAAACATGTTTATATTGCTTGTCAATGTCAGAAAGCAATAAAAAAACTACAGTGTATGTAGTACAAGAAATAGCAGGAACTAGATTTAATAGTCCTAAAATAAATATTACGGGTGCATTAGAATATGGTGACTTTAAATTTTTGTTACCAGAATTATCACAGCTTATGTGGTCTCCTGGTCCTTTAATATTTCAGTTAAGAAAACTTTTAAAAGACTACACACCAGATGATTATTTATTATTAGTTGGTGATCCTGCAATCATTGGAGTTGCATGCTCTATTGTTTCTGATATTACAAATGGTAAATACAAATTAATTAAATGGGATAGACAAGAAAGAAAATACTATCCTATAGAAATAAATTTATACGAGAAAGGAAAGATAGATGACAATTAATTTTGAACAAGACCAACAAGATGCAATGAAGAAAACTGAAAACATTCAGTCTCTTGCAGATCAAGTAGAAATGTTAGAGGGTTACACAAAAGAATAGAGACAAGTGAGAACAACATAAAAGATTTAAAAAAAGAATACCAACGTATATCAGGTGAGGTTATACCAACCATGATGAGCGAGATGGGTTTAGCAGAATTAAAACTTCAAGATGGATCACATCTTAAAGTTTCAACGACGTATCGTGCTACTATTACAGAAGCAAATAAAGAGACGGCGTTTAACTGGCTTCGAGACAATGGACTAGGTGATATTATTAAGAACGAGATCTTGGTATCATTTGGTCGTAACGAAGATAACAAGGCAGCATCATATGCTGAACTTGCGAAGGGTCAAGGGTTTCAACCGACACAAAAGATGAAGGTTGAGCCCATGACTCTGAAAGCGCTAGTCCGTGAGCGTATTGAGGCAGGTAAAGAAATGCCAACGGAAATCTTTGGGGTATTCTCAGAGAATAAGACAACAATAAAAAGGAACAAATAAACATGAACCAAGTAGCAGAAAAAAAGAATAGTGCACTAGCAACATTTGATATGGAAGCTGATGCAGCACAAGGCGCTCAGAATATATCGCAAGAAGATCTTGCGTTACCATTCTTAAAAATTTTGGGCCAACTATCTCCAGAGGTAAACAAAGAGATGGTAAATATGTCGAGGGTGCAGAACCAGGCAAAATAATAAATACTGTAACTAATGAACTGTATGACACTATAAATGTTGTACCTGCTCATTACAAAAGACAGTACATCGAATGGCAAGACAGAGGTACCAGTACAGGTGCACCTGTTGCAATTCACGATGCAGATAGTGATATTGTAAGTCAGACGACTAGAGGTAAGGATTATAAAGACAGATTACCAAATGGTAATTATCTTGATAATACTGCTAGTCATTTTGTATTGACTCTTGGAGATAACCCACAGACAGCTTTGATTTCTATGAAGTCTACTCAACTTAAAGTTAGTAGAAAGTGGAACTCAATGATGATGGGTATCAAGATGCAAGGTAAAAACGGTTTATTTACACCGCCTACTTATAGCCACATTTACAATCTATCTACCGTTCAGATGTCTAATGACAAAGGAACATGGTTTGGTTGGGATGTATCTAAAGTTGGTCCTGTAACAGACAAAGCTATATATGATATGGCTAAGTCATTTGCAGAATCAGTAGGTAAAGGTGAAATCCAAGCGAAGCACGGATCAGAAGAAACTACAAAAGGTTCTTCAAACTACTAACCAGTATCCTAGGTAGTGGGCGTCTAAGCGAGAGTGGAAACGCCCACTTTTATTTTGTATGATAGAAAGATTTAAAAATATATTTTATGGATTAGACCGTGCACATGGTGTCACTTTAGTTGGTGAATCAAATGGTGACGGCAACAAGATTAAAGGTAAATCGTTTGTTAAACGAGAACCAGTCACAGATGAGTTGTGGCAAAAGCATTTAGATGGTGCTGACAGTTTAGGTATTATACCAATCAATGATGACAACAAATGTAAGTGGGGATGTATAGACATTGACTCATACGCAGAGTTTGATCACAAACAATTAATAAATAAAATAAAACAATTTCAATTACCATTGGTAGTATGTAGATCAAAGTCTGGTGGTGCTCATGTATTTTTATTTACAGAAGATTATGTATCAGCAGGTTTGATGCAGGATAAATTAAATGAGATTAGATCTGTATTAGGTTATGGTGGATCAGAAGTATTTCCAAAACAAAGAGAATTAAAATCAAAAGATGATACAGGAAACTTTTTAAATTTACCATACTTTAATTGTGGTCAGACAACAAGATACGCCTTTATGGAAGATGGCGAAGCTGCTAGTATAGATGCTTTTTTTGAACTCTACGAAAGACATAAACAACAAGACATAAGCAAGATAGAAATTAAAAGACCAGAGACACCATACTCTGATGGACCACCATGTATAGAACTTATGGCACAAAATAAAATTGGTGAAGGTGGTAGAAACAATGCACTATTTCATTATGGTGTGTATGCAAAATCTAAATGGCCAGACAATTGGAAAACAAAAGTAATGATCTTCAATGAGACTGCAATGCAGCAACCATTGTCAGATACAGAAGTACAAATAATTATAAAACAACATGATAAAAAAGAGTGGGGTTACAAATGTAATGACCAACCTATGTGTAGTTTGTGTGATAAAAAATTATGTAGATCTAGAAAGTTTGGTATAGGTCAAGAGATAATATTTCCAAGTCTAACCGATCTACAAGTAGTTAACCTGGAAGAACCATACTACTACATGAATGTAGACGGAGATAGATTGTATCTAGACTCAGCAAAACATTTAGCTAACCAAACTTTGTTTCAAGAAGAATGTATAAAACAATTAAGAATAAATCCACCAACACTAAAGACAGGTGATTGGAAAAAAATTACTACTGTATTATTAAGTGGTGCAGAGATTACAGAACCTGCAGAAGGTACAAGTACAAAAGATATATTAAATAATTACCTAGAAGATTATTGTGTAAACAGAATACAAAAGGACGACTACGAAGACTTACGTAATGGTGGTACTTATACTAAAGATGGCTTTCATCACTTTGTATTTGATAACTTCTTTAATAACTATCTATCAAGAAAACATTGGAGAGTTCCATATCAAAGAACATCACAGATGTTAAAAGATGATCTAAACTGTACAACTAAACGTGTAGGTAAAACAAAACTATCTGTGTTTGTTGTAGCTAGGTTTGATAAGAAAACAGAAACATACAAACCAAAAACATTTAAGAAAGAAAACTACTAATGCGTCACATAATTTATGGACCACCAGGTACAGGTAAAACACATACATTACTAGGACACATAGAAAAGTTTCTAGCTAACACACCACCAGATAAGATTGGTTATTTTACATTTAGTAAGAACGCTGCACAAGAAGGTAAACAAAGAGCAGTAGATAAATTTAAATTATCTTATAATGATGTACCATACTTTCAAACACTACATTCATTTTGTTTTAATCAACTTGGTATAAATAGAAACCAGGTAATGCAACCAAAGCATTACAAAGAACTATCGGAGAAGATGCAAATAGAGTTAGAAGGTGCAAGACAAGACGAAGACTATGAAGGTATATTTTATTCTCCAGATCCATACATACAATTAATAAACTTAGCACGATCAAAAGAGATGGACCCAATAAAATTTTATCATTTGAATAACAACTCAAAGATACAATTAAGTAAATTAGAAATTATAGTTGAAGAGTTAGAGCGATACAAAGAACAACATGGTCTTATAGATTTTCCTGACATGCTTGATAAATTTATAGAAAGTGGTGAAGCACCAAGTTTGAGAGTTATGTTTGTAGATGAAGCACAAGATTTAAGTTTAACGCAATGGAGATTAGTTAAGAAAATAGAAGAGAAAGCACAAGACTCATACATATCAGGTGATGATGATCAGGCTATATATAAATGGAACGGCGCACATGTAAGTACATTTATAAATTTAGAAGGTGAGAGAACTACTTTAGATCAATCAAGAAGAGTTCCACAAAAACCTTTTGCACTTGCAAATAAAATAATAAAAAAAGTACATGATAGAGTAGAAAAAGAATGGCTACCAAAAGAAGAAAAAGGATCTGTTCAATACTGTAGCGATTTACATGAAGTAGATTTTTCACAAGGTAGATGGCTAGTATTAGCACAAGCAAATTATATGTTAGCAGGTATTGGAGAAATATTAGACCAAAAAGATTTATATTGGCAAAGAAGAAATGCCGTACCAAGAGTAAAAAATATCTATGAAATTATATTGAAATGGAATGACTTACGAAAAGGTATACCTTTACATTACAATGATGTTAAGAAGATCGCTGCAAAGATGACCAAAGATAATTGGGATCCAAAGTTATTTAAAACAATAATCAAAGATGGTTTCTATGACATAGATACTTTGAAAGAAAATATGGACTTAACACAGAATCTGAATGGGACGAAGCATTAAATGAAATAGGTGATGAAGATATAAAGAAGATAAAAAAATTAATTAAGTCGGAGAGAAACTTAGACAAGAATCCTAGAATTAGTATTTCTACAATACATGGCGTCAAAGGTAATGAACGAGAGAATGTAGTTGTAATAACAGACTTGGCTGGTGCAGCATTTATTGATTATGAAAAAGATCCAGATGATACACACAGATTATTTTATGTTGCCTGCACAAGAACAGAAAAAAACTTATACATAATAGAACCACAAACTAAAAAGGCATACAATCTATGACGAGCAAAGATATATTTAAGGATGCATTTCCTCAAGACAAACAAATAGGTGGGAGTCACTACAAAGACTTTCACATTCAACCTTACGAATTTATTTCAAAGAATGATTTATCATTCTTTCAAGGCAACGTTGTGAAATATGTTTGTAGATATTTACACAAAAATGGTGTAGAAGATCTGGAGAAGATTAAACACTATTGTGATTTAGAAATTAAGAAATTGAAAGATATGAAAAATGCCAAGAGCAAGTAAGATTGTAAAAACTATTAGCATTAATAAAAAATATAAATTTAATCTAGAAATTTATCTAGGACTAGAAGACAAATTCTCATGGGAGATATTTCCTCATGACTATAACGCGGCTTTATATGCATTTAGCAATAAAGATAAACTTAATAAGACTATAGAGAGTAAACATATCTATGAACCAAAACAAACCAATATTTAAACCACAGACAGAGTGGCTACCACCAGAATCTTTTCCAGACTTATCTAAGTATGATGAGATTGCAATTGACTTAGAGACCTAAGGACCCAGATTTAAAATCTACAGGTTCAGGTTCAGTCATTGGTAATGGTGCAGTAGTTGGAATAGCTGTAGCTGTAGAAGGTTGGTCTGGATATTATCCTATCGCACATGAGGGTGGTGGTAACATGGATAAGAACATGGTCATAAAATGGTTTACCGATGTACTAAAAACACCTGCAATTAAGATATTTCACAATGCAATGTACGATGTATGTTGGATTAGGTCTATGGGCCTTAAAATAGAGGGTAGAATAGTAGATACCATGATTGCTGGCTCTCTCGTGGACGAGAATCGCTTTCGATACGATTTAGGTAGTTTGGGTCGTGATTACGTCGGAATCGGCAAAAATGAGGCTGTATTGAAGGAAACTGCAGCGCATTGGGGCATCGATCACAAGGCAGAGATGTATAAACTACCTGCGATGTATGTTGGCGAGTATGCAGAGCAAGATGCGGTTCTGACTCTAAAATTATGGCAAGAGATGAAGAAACAAATTGAACATGAAGATGTACAATCTATCTTCGACCTTGAAACAGAATTATTTCCTTGCCTCGTTGATATGAGATTCTTAGGTGTGCGTGTAGATACAGAAGCAGCTCACCAATTGAAGAAAAAATTAGTTGGAGAAGAAGAGTTAGCATTACTAAAAGTAAAAAAAGAAACAGGAATAGACATTCAGATATGGGCTGCAAGATCAATTGCCAAAGTTTTTGAAAAACTAAACTTACCTTATGACGTAACTGCGAAAACACAAGCACCATCCTTTACTAAAAATTTTTTACAGAACCATCCAAACCCGATCGTTCAACAAATTGCACGTGCAAGAGAGATTAATAAATCACACACAACTTTTATTGATACCATATTAAAGCACTCACATAAAGGTAGAATACATGCTGAGATCAATCAGATTAGATCTGATCAAGGCGGAACTGTGACAGGACGTTTCAGTTACAACAATCCAAACTTACAGCAGATACCAGCACGTAACAAGGAACTTGGACCACTGATCAGAAGTTTATTTATACCTGAAGAAGGATGTAGCTGGGGTTGCTTTGACTACTCACAACAAGAGCCACGACTTGTTACACACTATGCAGCATTAGATGGACTCTATGGTGTAGAAGAAGTTCTTGATGCATACAACGATGAACCGGATACAGACTTTCATAGAATTGTTGCTGACATGGCAAACATACCTAGATCACAGGCCAAGACAATTAACCTTGGTTTGTTTTATGGTATGGGTAAAAATAAATTACAAGCAGAGCTAGGTGTATCTAAAGAGAACGCTGAAGATCTATTTAGAACGTACCATGACAAAGTCCCTTTTGTAAAAATGTTAATGGAAAGTGTAATGCGTAGAGCACAGGACAGAGGTCGAGTTAGAACTTTACTAGGTCGAAGATGTAGATTTAATTTATGGGAGCCCAACCAGTTCGGGATACATAAAGCATTGCCTCACGAAGAAGCACTCACGGAACACGGACCAGGGATCAAGAGAGCTTATACATACAAAGCACTTAATAAACTTATACAAGGATCAGCCGCAGACATGACTAAAAAAGCTATGGTTGATCTGTACAAAGAAGGTATCGTACCGCATATACAAGTACATGATGAACTTGATATATCGGTCGATGGTAATGCAGATAAAATAAAAGAGATTATGGAATCTGCAGTTGAACTAGAAGTACCTAACAAAGTGGACTATGAATCTGGACCAAATTGGGGTACAATTAAATGAGGATAAACTATGGCATATTTAAACGCAAACATACCACCAACTTATGCGCAAATAAGAAAGGAGTATCTGTATGATCTTAAAAAACATAAGGAGAAGTTGCTGACTGCATTATCTTTGGTCTTAGCGCTCTTACAGGTCGGGCTATATTATTTCATGCTATTATGGAAAACGGTGCAATATTTTATCGCCTACCAATTAGCGCGTTTATTCAACAGGGATTTGATGCATCCGGAGTGCCCTCAAGACGACTTGATGAACTACAGCTCTGGAATTGTTTTTCTTATTATCCTGCTGTTCATCGTTGGGATATACTAGACGGACAAGCCGGTAAGTATATCGGAAAAGATAAGAAATGGCACCCTGGAAAATATTTATTTACAGTTGACTTTGCACATCCAGAGTCTAATATACTTGACACTGATCATTCAGAGATTCCGCACGAACACAAGTGCGCTCACATAATTGCACTAGATGATGGTAATTATGCAGCACAACCTAACAATAGATGTATATGGGACATACCTTCTTTTACAGTAAAAGATGATATTCCCGATTGGAAAGTGCAGACTTCTGAGTGGAATGTAGAAGATAGTAGAGCATGGCGGACAGAAGATACCGACAAGTTCTTCTATGAAATCGAGGAGAAAAAAAATGATTGATAAAATGAAAAGTAAAGCTATGCATTACTGGTCAGACCACAAGATTGAATGTCTTGTATTCGTTGTACTTATTGTAGCTTACGTATTAAAGTAATGATTATGGAGTATGCTAGGATGGATTATAGATTCACAGCAATGTTAATTATTGCTCTTTGTCTCCTAGCATTCTTCGGAGGTCCCAATGTCCAATAAACCACTCAATATCGGAGAAGAAGCACGAGTGCAGATGCCGATGAAGACCGGTAGCCTCGCTGATAGTGCTCGTCGCAATGGGCGTGTTCGCTTATACAGAGCTGACTGCGAGGTTGGTATCGTTAGAGACATCACGTGAGTTGTTTGAGAATGATTTGTTAAAGAAAGTCAGAACAAGTGCCCACGGACCAGGAACAACATTTTTTAATCGAGGATTTGTATAAGTCTGTCGAGAAAATGGAAGAAACTCAAGAGATGAACATGACAAACAAAGTTAATATAGAATTTTTAAGAGAACAATTAGATAAAGCACTAGCAGATATTGAAGAATTAAAAGATAAAGTTAGAGCAAATGGAGGTCATTAATGGAGTTAGTTGTAGCCCTACTTATGATTGTAAACGGAGAGATCAAAGAACACAGAATTCAAATTGATCCTGAGACAGGTAAACATTCAATGTCAATGTGCTTGAAAGGCAAGAGAGTTGCAATGAGATCGAATAAAAATAATAATGTTATTTATCAATGTATCAAGTCGATGGCCGAGCTCGAGTCGAACGTAGACGGATCGAAGTCAATTAAAAAACTTATATTAGAATAATGAAGAAAAATTGTAAACAGTGTAAAAAAGAATTTGAAGCTAAAGATGAATTAGATATGTTTTGCAGCGATGACTGCAAACAAGACGCTCTCGCAGACCTTGACAATGACAGCGATGAGTGTTTAAGTTGTCAATAATGAAAATACAGACAGAAGTTGTTAATGGACAATGTCCAACATGTGATGAGTTTACTATGTTAGTTGGAATTACAAATCAATTATATAGATGTATGAATTGTGGTTCTGATTTAGAACAACACGTTAATGGTAAAATAGTTTATCTACCACATATTACTAGACCAAAAGATGCAGATCCTTTTGTAAAAGAATGGAAAGATGGCTAGACAAAGTTTTAAGTTCTTCACACCTCGTGATAAGCCCAAGAAACGTGGACCACGGCAACATAAAAAAAATAAAAATAAGTCAGAAAAACGTCAAAAAAAACAGACTCGTTACAAAGGACAGGGTTGACATTATCCTAAAATATCCTACATTGTAGGTATGAAAGAAAAAACAATAACAATTACAGTAGATGGTACTAATCCTGGTCAATGGTCTAACCTTTTACTGGAACTAAATATAATGAAAAAAGCATGGAGACCTTTTGGGGTCAACATAAATTTGAAAGCACCAGGTATCAAAAATATAATAGAGTGGGGCAACAAGACAGGAGAGTATGTCAGACCTAATCGAAAAAAAAAATAATGGAACTAATAATACAGAACGACGGATTGTATCAGTTAGTAGTTGTCACAAAAGAGATGACGGCACATATCTCATTATTGGCAGAAGTAGACTGCATGGATCTGTGCGAGATACTAAGACTAAAACTAACAAGCTACGTAGATAGTTTAAATCTACATGTAATGAATGATGGCAGCGGTAATTTTTACGGCTGCATCTGTAAATAAACCTATCCCTAAAGAGGGGAAATAATGTGGGATAGGTTATGGTGAGAAGATTCTTAACCCACTAACATAATTAAATTACCTTGTCAACTTTACACGAAAATTTTGTATAAATTTCTATACTGTTGACCCATTCTGGATCAAATTCTGTGATTATCCTGTGTGAATAACTATAACCATAAACTATACAGTCATAATAATTATCAAATAATTTTTCTTTGGTGGGTATAACTTTACATTCATTTTGTGCTACCCCTGAACACAAAACCATTAATAAAATAAATTTTGTCATTGACAATCCTATAATATCACTTATATATTAGGTCTTAACATGAAAGGAAGTAAACATGACAGACATGACTAAATACAAGAACGTTTCTTTAACTAAAGAAACATACGCTACTTTAGATAAGTTATCAAAGATAATATTGCCCGATGCGAAACTAAGCGTAGCAAAGACAATTGAAGCAATAGCAAACGAGAAAGCGAAGAAATTAAATGGCAAGTTCAAAAAAAGTTAAGAAAGTCTACATATGTCCTACCTGTAAAGGTAATGGCTATGTAAAGGTCGCATGCATTATGGAGAAAGAAGACATGATTCATCAATGCTGGGACTGTGACTCTCAAGGAGAACTTTATGACTACGGTGATGAGGACTTTTCAGATCTTGAGGGAGAAGGGATGTCAATACATTAATGATAGAAGATGTTGACAAAGCTTATATCGCAGGTTTGTTTGATGGTGAAGGATCAATTCATATTAAACGTGGGGTAGAGAAGAAAAAGAAACACAAGGGTAAACCTGGATATCGGTTATCTAATTCTATGCGTATCAGTATGGAAATCACGATGACCGATAGATCAGTTTTGATTTGGGTTCATGAGGTTTTAGGTGTTGGGACACTAACTCCTAAGAAAGTAAAAGGTAATAGGAAGCGATGGCACGCCGTATTTAAAACAATATAGGTGGAGATGTACATTTAGAGATGCATACCATGTGTGCTGTCTTCTATGGCCGTTTGCGCATACTAAATTACCTAAGATACAAGAGGTGATAGAGCACTATACAACTAAAGCATTTAAGGATAATGTAATATCTTTAGATGAATATAAACAAATAAGAGACGATGTTCGATAAATATATTTATAATTTTTTATACTTTGTAAACCATGTATCAACTAAACTAACAAGTTGGTCATGGTGTAAGTTATATTCAGATAGGAGAAAAGGCTATGGCTACAAAAGAAAAAGGTAGAACGTTTGATGGTATTACAAGACCGTCGAATGATTTATACAGAGAAAATTTTAATAAAATATTTGGTAAAAAAGAAAAAACTTTACATGAAGAACTTATGGAAGGTTTTGAAAAAGAACAGAAAGAATTGGATAATGAAGAAGAGTAATAAATACAATTATTTAGAGGGAAAACAAATCACGGATCCTGACACTGGAAAACGTGTCTATGAGATAAGTTCTTATAGACTTCCAAGCGTTACTACTATATTAGGGGCTACCAAAAATACAGAATTTTTAACCAAATGGAAGGCCAAAGTAGGTGAAGAACAAGCAGAGCGAATCAAGAATGTTTCTAGTGCACGGGGGACCAGTATGCATAAATTCCTCGAGTCATTTATTACCGATGTTGGCTACGATGATCTTACAGAACTCGGACAGGCGGCGTTGCCCATGGCCAAAAAAATTATGGAGATCGGTCTTGCGCCGGTGGAAGAGTATTATGGTTCCGAAGTTACGTTACACTATCCGGGCCTATACGCAGGCCAAACAGACCTTGTCTGTAATCATAATGGTATGGAAACTGTCGTTGACTTCAAGCAAGCTAACCGTCCGAAAAAGAAAGAATGGATCGAAGATTATTATCTGCAGATCGCAGCATACGCCATGGCACACGACTATGTATACGGCTCCAGAATTAAACAAGGAGTTATCATGGTATGCACGCCTGACTTATATTACCAAGAATTTAAAGTAGAAGGACCAGAACTTAGACGCTGGAAGCACGAATTCTTGAAACGTTTAGATATGTTTCATGAACTACAACACGACGAGAAAGAGAGAACAACACCAATGAAAGCGGAGGATTTTAATGACGGATCAAACGAGATGGGGAATAGACCAAGTTCAAGTAAAGAATAAGGCTATAAAATACCAAAAGGACCTAGTTGCAAGCGCCATGGCCCATGTGATCAAGATGGACGAATCAGGGATCACGGACCTAATGTTGCAGATTGAGGCAGAATATGAGCGTAAATATGGCGACAATGTGGCAAGGAAGTACACAAAAACCGTACTATAGTATTCTGTGACAGATTTTATTTTTTTTTTATTTTTTCTCTGGATAATGTGTACCAAGTGTACTTTTGGTCTAGAAGTGTTGGTATATATGACTTTAGGGTGGACACTTTTTGGTACACTTTTTATTTTATTTAGAGATAAAGTGTACTATCAAATTTCGGTCCACGCGCGCGAATGTGTTTTTTAAAATAAAAAATCTGTGGTAGAATACTATAGAAGGAATTAAGCCTATGCCAAAAAAGAAATCTAGAAGAATAAATAGCTACAACAAACCCAAGCTGGTCAAGCAAGCAGTCAAGTTTCCATATAAGCGTGTGCGTATCGATTGGATTGACATCATCACTGAAGGCGGCTGGGGTAGTGTTAAAGAGTTTAAGGATATGAAACTAGCAACACCGGTAAGTGAGGGTTGGTTGTTTAGTAAAGACAAAGATACCGTAAGAATATTTGCAGGCTATGATGTAGATGATGATGGTTCTATTTCGTTTTCGGAGAGGTCGGTATTTCCAACTTCTTGTGTGAAGAAGATAACTCGGATTCATTAGGTGTTACATCTATCAGAGACCCGTAGTCGTCTAAGATTTGTTTCATTTTTGCTTCTAGCTCTTGTTCTGACATGTCTTCTAGTTTCCCAGTTTTTATTATTTTTCTGTCTATGTATAGTCCTGCTGCCTTTCCTCGGTTTGCTTCAGCATTTACCGCAGATGAGAAAGAACCTTTCTTCAAAGCAGCCTCTCTGAGTCTTGCAAGTTCAGCCAAGTGTCCTTCATAAGTCACTTCATGTTTTCTTAATCTTTCTTCTTTTAGTTCACCAATATATTTTACAACAAGTGGTGAGTATTTTGGATTAGTTAGTTCTGATCCTTCTCGCATTGCTCTATCCTTACTGTACCCAGCAGCGATAGCAGCTTCACGTTTAGTCATTGGTCCTTCCGGTCCACCGAATACTAAAAACTCAGCGAATCGTTGTTGCATTTCTGTTAATCTTTTTGGTACACCCATGTTGACAATTTAAGGGAACTATCCTATAATGTCAAGAATGAAAGTACATAGAAATCAAGACGAATTACAAGACACTATTGAAGGATATAAGACTTTAGTTGAAGAACAGAAGAAAGAAATCTTTGAATTAAAGAAAGTTGTGTCTGAAAACGAAAAAAATAAAAACCTCTTGCAAGGTTATAAAAAAGTGATAGAGGATCTATCTATCAAGTTAAGAAAAAATTCATGAGAGTACAAGACTTGCAGTTGTATCTAAGCAACTTTACGAAAGGTAGCGACGCAGTAAAGAACGCCGTCATCTATGTAGAGATAAATGGAAAACTACATGCTATTCGAAGAATGGAAGTACATGAAAATGCTACTCCTATCATTGGTCAGCCTGGTCATAGTGCACACAGATTGGTTATGAAAACCGAGAAACCATCGAGTCTTATCTTACCTGAGAAGCTTCAACGGGACTACTAAATTCCCTTGAAACCAGAGGCCAAATTATATGCAAAAGTTAAAAAAATTATTAAAGATATTTCGTGGATTAGACTGGAAAATAATAGCTTACTTGGTACTCCCGATCTATTGGGGTATAATAATTCTGGGCACTTTTTCACTGTAGAATTAAAGGTCTGTAAGGGGAATAAAATAAGGTTCTCACCACACCAAATAGCCTTCCATGTGAGGCATCCACACAATACATTTATCATAGCAGAGGCCCTTGGTCCAAGGTCCGAGAAACTTATTCATATGTACAGTGGTTCAAGAATCATGGAGCTTGAAGCCTGTGGCTTGAAGCTTGATCCTTTATGCTTGGGGCTTGAAGCTTGTGGCTTGTGGCTTACTAAGCTTGGTGCTTGAAGCTTGCGGCTTGGAGCTTGATGCTTGTGGCTTGCTGCTTGAAGCTTGAGGCTTTTGGCCCTGACCAGGTGCACGCTCGCTTGCAGCCGTCGCTTCAGCATTGCTAATGACCTGATCAGATTTATCCCTGGGGATTCTGTAAAATTTTGGGTGTTTAAAAACGTGTGTCATGGTTAGTGTTTACCATATTCAATATTTTTTACCAGCGGATCCCAACAAGCGCGACAGTCGCCGCATTCATTATTGTTATCAGGGGCTGGACAGCTTCGACTCTTCGTCGAGACTGTTGACGTATTGGCCCAGCTCTTGACTGGTCCCTGGTCCACCATCGGTGATGAGAATCTTACAACTAAGTTTGCTGGCGCCTTGTGCATATGGTCCTTGATCCACGCTTCACGGGTTGGCATCCAGTGCCTTTTGTTTGGTGTTAGTCTACAGACTTCGAATATCTTCTCCAGGTGCTGCACGTCCTGCACGTCGCCTGAGTCATGCCATCTAAACACATCAGGCTTTTTGCTGTTGATTAGCGTTGCCATTGCCTGGACCCAGTCAGGATGCTGTATTGCTTCAAGTCTCTTGTATTGTGCTTTTTGTACAACCGCAAAAACATAACAACCTTTAAGAGCGTAACAGCCTTCACAGACTGAACCTTTAACGTTGACCAGCTTGCCTCCAGTCTTGCATTCCTTCGCAGGTATACCAATTGACCAGCCAGGCATTTTAGACGGCTTGCTCAGGCCGCCTACCAGCTGCCATGCTTCTTTAGTATTCATAATTCTTTCTCCTTTAGTTTATAGGATACAATAACATTATAATTTAATCTTGTCAAGCTTGCAGGCTTGTCGCTTGCAGCTTGTGGCTTGTCGCTTGTAGCTCGGTCCCTGATCCTCGAGCCAGCGCGCATGCTGCAGGAAGACTCGGGCCATTGCTGGCCCGGGACGTCTACTCACTTTCCTTCTCCATGTATTTTCTAGATCTCTCCTGATCCTCCTTCACCAGTCTCAGGACCTCTTCCAATGCATCCGCGATCCTATTTAATTGGTGAGCTGCATCATATGCTTTTGCTATTTCTTTTGTTTTTGTATCCATAATTATTCCTTTCTTTGTTGTGCTGGTTTGAGTTTTACACCGGATACCAGCAAACGGGTGATAATACATCCTACATTATCCTTGAGCCATTGTCAAGCGTTGCTTGCAGCTTGAGGCTTGGCGCTTTTTTCTCTTCTACTTTAGAATGATTTTTAGAATCATTCTAAACTGAATTCTATGATCAGTCACCATGCTACGAGGGGGGTTACCGGCCACGCTTTCAGGTAACATTCGGGGATCCCTTTACCGCCCACCTTGTTATAGTGTTTATCTCCACAGTCAACAATGACTGATCCCAGATCCCACCAAGCTTGGCCGTTTCCTCCGCGCCCTTTCAGGAACCTTACAACCTTGCGAGTTGTAAGTTTATCGCAGGAACTCATTAATCACCTAATGAGATCAGGGATCAGTAGCACTCAATGGCTTTCTTCCAGAGTGCTAATGATCTCTACTTGTTTAGAGTAATTAATATATAGTCCTTGACAATCCTATTGTCAAGTAGTAAAACAAAAAAATAAAAATTAATTAACAGAAAGGTCAAAATGACAAAAATAAGAATGAATACAGAGTTGCGAAACAAACTCTTTAATAAAATAAAAAATGTCTTTGAGAACGAGGACACACAAGAACGAGAGGCATTTCTTCAAGCAAGAGAGAGTGTAGATCATCACTATAAATATGCAAGTGAACTTGCAAAGTTAGTTGTTGAGAGAGCATATCCACCAGAAGATGTTTCGGTGTTGCGTTCTTTTAAAAAGAAGTATGGAAGTCCTTGTGATGTTGTTGCAAAAGATAAATGCTTTTACTTTGCACATAGTGAGGACAAAGATGATGAGGGCGATATTAAAGAAACTAAATCACATTTTGATTTTGGTTTGTTTGGTAATCTAAATGGTAGTGAGTATGGTAGTGATGAGGGTAAAAAGTTTGCAGTTGCATATTTTAGAGAAGATTTAAAAGCTATGGATTGCAACCCAGATATCTTTGCACAACAATCAGAAAACAAAGATAATCCACACAAAACAAAACATGTTGATGAGTGTATGAAAGCACTTGGATATCATGGTGGGAGTTATCATTCTTCTAATGATGATGTTGGTATGGCTAAAACTTTTAATGACCAATACTATCTTGATGTCATTGGAACATCTTATTGTAGATCAAGAGCAATCGCTTGTACCAAAGATGAGTACACCGAGTTTGAAAACTTTAGAATTGCAAAAGGTAATCTAGTCACTAAACACCAAACATGGATTGATACAATTCAAAAACAATGCGATCAGTTAAAGATTGGATTGAAAGCATACAGGTATTTGAGTGAGGGGATAGAACTTGCAACTGAACTTGGAATACAAGTTGATGAGGCAGAGTTAATTAGAACTAACTCAACAGGTCTTACAATCTACAATCCAAGCAACTTGGCTAGTATGATTAAAGGTATGAAGAATAAACATCAATCAAGAGAGGCGAAGATATTGGCTAGAAAAAAATATGAAGAAAGTATAAATTAAGGGTTGACAATGTAAGGGATATCCTATAATATCCCTTACATAACTAGAAAGGTATATATGACAAACAAAACATTTTACATAACTTATTGGGCTTCTAAACATAAGAAGCACATTACAAGAAAAGGCAAACATGACGACAAGTCAAGATATGGAGTTGCAAAGAATGGAACACCTTATTACGTGTACTACGATTTAGATAGTCATGGATATAGAACTGCAACTACATCATGGAAAGTGAGGCACTAATGACAAGCTTTGAATTTTATTGTATTGTCACATTTTTTGGTTTGATAATGGGAATGGTGGTAGTAGCATGATCTTAGGATTTATATTAATGTTTGGAATAGCAATGATACTTTGCGTGGGTTGTTGGTTAGCCAATGGAACGCAAGATTTTATTGATGAACAAAATGAAAAAATAAGAAAGGATAAAAATGCCAAATAAACATTTTTGCCAAGGACCTAATTGTCATACTAGAGTTACATCAGATAGATTTCTAAAATCGCGTGGAGTAATTCGTGGAAGATACGCATATACTGATATGAACAAAGAGGCTAATGGCTATTATTATTTTAATAACTCAGATAAATATTTCTGTAGTCAAACATGTAAATTAGAGTGGCTGAGTGATAACATGGAAAACATTGAACATGGTCGACCGATCGAGTTCATCAGACACAGACGAGAGAGCCAAGGCTATGCCAAGGTCAAGAACGATGAGTCTAGGTGGGGTCCAGAATATTCTATTCAAAGGGTTGACAATGGTCAGCTTATAGAGTAGGATTATCCTATTAACAAGAAAGGTATATATGACACAAACAAACACAGACAACAAAACAGAAGAACGTAAGAATAGATTTACAGGTCAATCTATTATGTTAACTAAAGATGAGTCTATCATTCATGATAGAATATTCATGAATGAGTTAGCAGCTACACTAGAAGACAAAGCAGCAGGCGTTGACGGTACGTCAAAGCTTTGGGACAAAGTACGTAAAGACATTAACTACTTCAGACAGCATAATGCTGAAGCATACATGGTGCTACTAGACTAGAGCCAACCTTTCTTGCCCTGGCCCTAACGGGCCAGGGCGCACACGTATCCAGCTTCGCGGATCCCTATCCAATACCAACATTGCAACTAACGTCGACCCCACCCACCCTTTATATAAAAAGGGGTCCCACTACTCTAGGTTGTATTGCTTGATTTAGACAGTTTATGGTGGTAAAAACATATTCAACACTTTATGGTGCAAAAAAATTATAAAAAAATTTTTTAAAAAATTTTATGAATTTGAATAACGTAGATATTAGTAAGCTACCTGCAGACGTCAGAAAGACATTTAAAAAACTGCAAGTCATGCATGCAGAGAAACAAATACAAGGTAAAGCCAGAGATGACTTCATGTCCTTTGTCAAATGTGTGTGGCCCGATTTTGTAGAAGGCTCTCACCATAGACACATAGCAAAAAAATTTAATCAACTTGCAACAGGAGAAATAAACCGACTGATAGTAAATATGCCTCCACGTCATACGAAATCAGAATTTGCAAGTTACTTGTTACCAGCGTGGATGGTGGGCCGTAACCCTAAGTTAAAAATAATCCAAGCAACTCACACAGGAGAACTAGCCGTACGATTTGGTCGTAAAGCTAAGACCTTGATTGATAGTGACGAGTATGGAAAAATATTTGAAACAAGACTAAGAGAAGATTCGCAAGCCGCTGGTAGGTGGGAAACAGCACAAGGTGGTGAGTATTTTGCAGCTGGTGTCGGCGGTGCAATAACCGGACGGGGTGCTGACTTATTAATAATTGATGACCCACATTCTGAGCAAGACGCAATGAGTCCGACTGCAATGGAGTCTGCTTATGAATGGTACACATCAGGACCAAGACAACGTCTTCAACCTGGTGGTAAAATTATATTGGTTATGACAAGATGGTCTAACAAAGATCTTACAGGAAAATTAGTTGCTAACCAAAAAGAAGCTAAAGCTGATCAGTGGCACGTGGTCGAGTTTCCAGCAATCATGGACCAAGGATCTAAAAAAGCTAAACCAGTTTGGCCTGAGTATTGGAAGCTCGATGAGCTAGAGAAAGTCCAAGCAACACTGCCCACGGGCAAATGGAATGCACAGTGGATGCAAAACCCAACATCCGATGAAGGTGCAATTATAAAACGTGAGTGGTGGAGAACTTGGGAACATGATTGGATACCAGAATTACATCACGTCATACAATCTTATGATACAGCATTTTTAAAAAAGAAACTGCAGACTATTCTGCGATTACTACTTGGGGTGTATTTTACCCGGACCAAGACTCAGGGGCCAATCTTATGCTCCTTGATTCTATAAAAGGTAGATATGAGTTTCCTGAATTACGTAGACTTGCATTAGAGCAATATAAGTATTGGCAACCAGAATCGGTTATAGTTGAAGCAAAAGCATCAGGTTTACCTCTTACATACGAGCTTAGACAGATGGATATACCGGTTGTGAACTTCACCCCATCACGTGGAAACGATAAACATTCACGTGTAAATGCGGTTGCACCTTTGTTCGAATCTGGTATGATATGGGCACCAGAACAGAAATTTGCAGATGAAGTCATTGAAGAATGCGCTGCGTTTCCGTATGGCGATCATGACGACCTTGTAGATAGTACAACACAAGCGATTATGCGATTCAGGCAGGCAGGATTATTACAACACCCTGAAGACTATGTGGATGAACCACAAGAGCAACGTAAAAGGAATTACTATTAATGTTAAAATTTTTAATAGAAGCATTCAAAGCAAGTAAAGGCAGAATGCCTAACAATATGGAAATGATTCTGTTAAAACAGAAAGCAGCCAAACAATCTGTTGATGAAAGAAAAGTTGTCAGTATGTTTGATCGTAGTGCTGTTAATCCTAATAAACCTATTCTAGGTGGTAAAAATATTCCAGAGACAGAAGAAGATATCAGACAAAGACTTTTAAAAAATAATGAAAAGGGTCTTGCGTCTATGAAAAGTAAACTAGAAGACCCAGAGAAAAAAGCAGACGGTGGACGTATTGGTTTATTTAAAGGAGCACAAGCAGATACTAAAAAAGGTAAATCAATGTCACCTGGAACATCTACAACTGGAAGTGTTAGAAATGATAATCCTTTTACAGGAGGCGGTGGAGATGGAAATAATAACCCACCACCTGTTTCAACAAAAAACACAACACCAGATATAACTTTTTTTAACAAAACATCTAAATCTGGTTTGATGAATAATATAAGTCCATCTATTCTTACAAGACTAGCAAAAATAAAAGAAGGATATAAAGGATTAAAACCAGTAATTAAGGGAGATGAAATAGGTTTAGAATACCTTAATGAAGATGAATTAAGAGATGCACTTACTAATTTTAGTATCACACAAGATTTTAAAAATTTAATAGAAACAAAAAAAGTAAATCCTGAATTTAAATTTCAACGAAATATTGGAGATTTTAAACTTAAAGGTGGCATAGATACAGATAAAAATATTGGTTTAGAACTTTCAATGCCATTTAATTTTGGAAAATCAAAATCAGGAAATTTTAAAAATAGATTGTCTCCTGATACATCAAAGTTTAATTTTGAAGATATGACTGGAATACCATCTCAAGCTCCAGCTAATATGCAGATGGCCGATGTATCTGCTGCTGATATTAATCGTTTAATAGATCCTGTTTCTAATAAGCCAAAATATAGTTCTTCACAAGATGTAGATGATATAAAAATGTTTGAAGATGCTGCTGGATTTGAATTTAATCCAACAATGACTGATCAAGAAATAAAAGACGTATTAGACAAAAAAATCACAAGACCAACAGGACAGTTTGCAGCAGACGGCGGACGTATTGGCTACAAAGTTGGTACAGGTAAAAAAGGAGTTGAAGGTTTAATAGATTTAATAAAAAATAAATTTGGTAAGAAATCAATTACAACTGCAGACAAAGCACCTATTCCTCCAAAGACGCTAGAGCGTGATATGTTTAAAAAAGCAGATGAAAATTTTAAAAACAAAAGAATGTTAACTGATGATGAGTATCAAGATTTCTTAGATGAAGTAGGTGGTGCGGATCAATTAGAAGCATACGACTTTGATGGTACAGTTGGAGATGCTAAAAGAATTATAAAAGAACAAAAACAATATATGGATGATATGGAACTAGAATATAAAAAAGGTAATCTAGATCCAGGGCCAGGAGAAAAAGGTAGAAAAGAATTCTTACAAAAAAAACTTGATGAAGTAGAAGCAAGTGGTGATCAAAGACTAATGACAGTAGATGAGATTGAAGAACTATCTTCTCTTGATTCAGATAGTCAAATGGATGTAGTAAAAACTCTTGCTCCTAAAATGGTAGAGCGATTACAGTTAAAGAAAAAATACCCAGGCATCACTGATGATCTGTTAGATAAAATATTAATCGATGATAAAGTGCAGAGAAAAGCAGAAGTGCTAGCAACCATTGATGAAGCATTTAAGATGATGGAAAAAGGTAAAGGCACTGATGAGATTTTAGACACTATGAAAAATGTAACTAGAACCAAACAAGCTGACGGCGGAATAACTAGAATAGGTTTAAAAGGTGGAAGTAGTATAACAGATAAAATTGTTAGTATGTTGGGTGGTAAAAATATGGCCGCAGGAGAACTTGGATTTGAAGGACTCAATCAAATTTATCAGTTGTTATCAATGCCTGGTTTATACGCAGATGGTGGACGAATTGGTTACAAAGCAGGTAGCGTTGATAAGATGAGAAGATTATTTTTAAAAGCTATCGGAGCTGGCACGGCAGGTGTTGGTGCAGCAAAATCTGGTATATTTAGTTTTGGTAAAGGTGCAGGTAAAGAAGTTGCAAAAGAAGTTGTACAGAAATCAACAACTACACCTCCTCCATATTTCTTCAAGCTTGCAGAAAAAATTAAAATGTTAGGGGACGATGCAACAGCTACAACAGATAGAACTATTGCAAAAACATTAAAGTCTAAAGATGGTAAATCAACATATGTATTAGAAGAAGATGTCGCCACAGGAGATACAATTATTAAAAAGGTTAACAAAGAAGGTGATGAGATGATCACTGATGTAGAAATCATGGAATTTAAAAAAGGTGAAGTTGTTCCAGGTAAGGATGGTAAAGCAATAAAAACTCCTGATGAGTATGAAGAAGTTACAGAAGCTAACGCTAGAATTGAAGGAGATGTATTTAATGATCCTTATTACACAGATGGAATTCAAATTGATGAGATCATGAAAGAAGTTGGTGAGCAAGCTCCATCAATTAAAAAAGCAGGTGGCGGTATCGCTCGAATGCTAGGAGAGTAAATGGATCTCTTTAAAAGAATACAAAACCTAAGTGCAATTTACGATGACGATGGTCCAAGCGCCATGGTCCCTGAATCACGACCCATGTTTGCGGATAGTGTAAGACCTGGTTTTTATAGAGGTGAATCAGTTGTAAAATCTCATGGACAAAAATTAATAGAACTTACAGAAGCGGGTGAGTCTAGTGTTTCAATAGCAAAAAAACTTGGATTAAAACAACAAACAGTTAGTAATGCATTAAATGCTATTGATTCAGGAACAGCTGGTGATGAATATAAATTAAGTAAACCTCTTAAAGATTTTTTTAAACCAAAAAATCAATTTAGTGGCAAAGAGTTAACAAAAAATACAGAATTAATTGAAGCTATTAAAGAAGATGCTCCAACAATGTCTGATAAAGAAATTAAAGCAAAGTACGATATTCATAAAAGTACTTTAAAGAAAATAAAAGATGAAAATGATATAACAACAAGATCATCTTATTTACCAGAGGGTAAACAAAAAAAATCTATACCTTATGCTGAAAGATACACTGCTCAAGAAAAATCAGACATGTATAAAAAAAGAAAAGACACTGAAACAGAAGAAGATAGAATTAAAGCAAAAGAAAGAGATAAAAAATATAGGGACAAAAAGTTTAAAGAATATAAAATGGAACCTTCATCAAGAACACCTTACGATGATCTTTGGAAAGATATAACAAGATCTTCTAAAGAAGGAGATAGAATACAATTAATTGAAGGACCAAAGTATTCTAGTGGTGCTAGTTATGATGACTTTAAAACCAGAGTATTTTTAGATACTAAAACAGGTGAGACTTTTAATTACAATAATTTAAAACAATATTTAGATTCAGGTAAGTTAGAAGGTGTTAGTTATAATAGTGTTATTGAACCATATAATATAAAAAATCAAATTGCTAAATCAGGTTTAAAAGAAGATATTCAAAAAGCATATTTTGGAGAAAAATATAAACCACCTAAACCATTCAGGGCTCAAAACACTTTTCACGTGCATCATATTGGAGGAGTAGCATCTGATCCGTTTAATGTTCAGTTAACATTTGCTGATCAAAACTTAGGACTGGTTACAAATAAAAAATTTAATAAAGAGTGGGCAAGTCTTATAGAAAGAAACGCTCCTTTATCTGAAAGAAAAAACTATCTTAAATTTGTTAAATCAAAAATTGGAGAAAATATTGCTCAGACTTTAGAGTTTCCTGAAGTTGGTAAAACTAGAACTTTTGGTGAAATTGGAACTGATATGCAAAAATTATTGTCTAATGAAAAATTTGAAGTTTTAGATAAAACAGTTATGAAAAAAATAATGGTTTTTTGTCCTGCAGGAACTGCAAAAGTTACAAAGGCAGGTGGTGGTAGAGTTCCTTATGCAGATGGACCTGTATGTACGCCCGATGAAGCAATAAGAGGAATGAATGAAGAATTTGATAAACTTAAAAAAGGAAACGCTACTACAGGAGAAGCAAGTAGAACTGTAAACAAATTTAAAAACTTAGGTGTTAAAGGAATGAGTGGTTTATTAAAAGCTGGTTTAGTTTCAGAAGTTGCATACGAAGCAGCTCTTGGTTTTGATAAAGTAATAAGTGAAGGTCAATCTCCAATGCAAGCTTTTCGTCAATCATATTTAACTGCTCCTTTAAGAGCAATTGGTGCTATGAAAAGTTTTGAAGAAGGGGAAAGAGAAGAGATACTAGATGCTGCAAGAGACAAAGGTAAAGTTGGTAGAGTGTTAGATTTACAAAACTTAGTAGGAGATAAAAACAAACTTGCAAGTAATATTCAAGGACTAAAATCTAATGTTGAAGATTTGCAAAGACTTGATGATGGTGATTTTGGTTATATGGGTGGAACTCAAGGTCAAGAAGATGCACTCGCATCAGCACAAGCTAACTTACAAGATATGTATAGATCAGGTGAATTAAGTAAAGCAGAACAATTATTTTCAACTAAACCACAGGATTTAAAATTAAAAGATAAAACTTTAATGGACGCTTACAACGATGCAATTGAGAAAAGAAGAAATATTCAAGCAGAAAGAAGTTCTATAGCTCAAAGTATAGCAGCTGATAAAAATAGAGTTAGAGATGCAAACAAAGCAATGTTGGAAAAATTTCCCATATATACTCCAGAGATAATTGATAGTATGTATGAAAGAGCTAAAGTAGAAAAACCAGAAAATTTAGATTATGTGGATTTTGGAAAACAAATGAGTGATTATGATAAAATGAATTATTTTGCAGATAACTTTAGAACAGAAAAAGCAGGCGGAGGTATAGCAGGGCTTTCTGGTGGTGATCCAAAAGGTGCAATGACAACATCCATGAACCCTGACTCACAAGGGTTGCAAGGTCTATTTAATCGTGTTAAGAAGGTATAGGAGTAATAAATGGCAGATATAGATAAAGGACTCCCGAACACTAGAACTAAAATTGACATCCCTTCAGAAGAAGAGATGGCAGAAGAAGTTAATGTTCAGGAAGAAGACATTGATAAAGGACCTGTAGAGGTCATCCCAGAAGAAGACGGTGGAGTTACATTAGACTTTGAACCAGGATCAATAAATGTACCTGGAACAGAATCACACTTTGATAACTTAGCTGATATTTTACCAGAAGATATTTTAGATCCAATTGGAAATGAAATGGTTCAAAATTACATGGACTACAAATCTTCTAGAAAAGAATGGGAGAGTGCATACACAACTGGACTAGATCTTCTAGGTTTCAAATACGAAAACAGAACTGAACCTTTCCAAGGAGCTTCAGGTGCAACACACCCAGTTCTTGCAGAAGCGGTAACTCAGTTTCAAGCTCAAGCTTACAAAGAATTATTACCAAGTGATGGACCAGTTAGAACACAAGTTATAGGAGTTAAAAATCCACAAACAGAACAGCAAGCAAGTCGTGTTAAAGATTACATGAACTACTTGATCATGGACACGATGAAAGAATATGAATCTGAATTTGATTCTATGTTATTTCATTTACCACTAGCTGGATCTACATTTAAAAAAGTTTACTACGACGTACCACTTGGAAGAGTGGTATCGAAGTTTGTACCAGCGGATGAATTAATTGTTCCGTACACAGCTACCTCATTAGACGATGCGGAAGCAGTTATTCATACCGTGAAAATTTCAGAGAACGAATTAAGAAAACAACAAGTATCTGGATTCTACAGAGATGTAGAACTAAGTCCTCCCGGTACAGAGACTAATGGAGAATTATCTAAAAAAGAACGTGAGCTAGAAGGAACTAAGAAGACAGGTAAGAACGAACCTGTGTATACTTTGTTAGAGTGTCATGTTAATTTAGACTTAGAAGGTTTCGAAGATGTTGGAGCAGATGGTGAACCAACAGGAATAAAATTACCTTACCTCGTTACAGTCGAAGAAGGTAGTAGAGAAGTTTTGTCTATTAGACGAAACTATGCGCCCGATGATCTGAAGAAAAGTAAAATCCAATATTTTGTCCACTTCAAATTTCTGCCAGGACTAGGATTTTATGGCTTTGGACTCATTCATATGATTGGCGGATTGAGTCGTACGGCAACGACGGCTCTCCGTCAATTGTTAGATGCTGGAACTTTAGCTAACTTACCTGCTGGATTTAAACAGCGTGGTGTTAGAGTTAGAGATGAAGCATCACCAATACAACCAGGTGAATTCAAAGATGTTGATGCACCGGGTGGATCTTTAAGAGATGCATTCTTTCCATTACCATACAAAGAACCAAGTCCTACATTGTTACAATTATTAGGAGTTGTTGTACAAGCTGGTCAAAGGTTCGCGGCTATTGCTGACATGCAAGTTGGTGATGGTAACCAAGGCGCTGCAGTAGGAACTACTGTTGCACTTCTTGAACGTGGATCACGTGTGATGTCTGCTATTCATAAAAGATGTTACGCAGCGATGAAACAAGAATTTAAATTATTAGGTAAAATAGTTTCACAATACCTACCACCAGAATATCCTTATGATGTTGTAGGTGGTGCAAGAAATATTAAACAAGCTGACTTTGATGATAGAATAGATGTAGTACCAGTAGCGGATCCTAATATATTCTCAATGTCTCAAAGAATAACATTGGCTCAAACACAATTACAGATCGCAACATCTAATCCACAATTGCATAACATGTATCAAATCTATAGAAACATGTATAATGCGATTGGTGTTAAAGATGTGGATACAGTTCTACCACCGCCTGCACCAAATGCACCGATGGACCCGAGTTTAGAACACATAAATGCTTTGGGTGGAAAACCTTTTCAAGCTTTTCCTGGTCAAGATCATCAAGCACACATTACAGCTCACTTAAATTTCATGTCAACTAACATGGTTAGAAATAATCCTGCTATTATGGCTGCAATACAAAAAAATATATTAGAACACATCTCAATTATGGCTCAAGAACAAGTTCAATTAGAGTTTAGAGAGCAAATGGCACAGATGCAACAAATGCAACAGATGGCTGCGATGGATCCACAGATCCAACAACAGTTACAAATGTTAAATAATCAAGTTGAAGCAAGAAAAGCTGTCTTGATTGCTGAAATGACTGAAGAATTTATGAAAGAAGAGAACAAAATCACTTCACAATTTGATTCAGACCCACTATTGAAACTAAAATCACGTGAAGTTGACCTAAGAGCTATGGAAAATGAACGAAAAAAAGAAGCTGACCAGACAAAAGCTGATTTCGATAGAGCAAAATTGATGCAAGCAAGAGAATTAGCTGAAGATAAGATGGATCAGAACGAAGAATTAGCAGAATTAAGAGCAGGAGTAAGTCTTGCAAAAAAAAATAATGCTAATATAAACTAATAGAGGTAAAAACTATGATGAACTATAAAAAAGCAAAACAGGTAGCAGTTCCAGAACAAAATGTAGAGGTAGATCCAAGATCTAAAACTACTTCTAACGGTTCTTTCAACTATATTCCTACTGGAGACAAGGAAAAAGTTGGTGGACAAAAAAGAATGCTAGCTGAAAAGAAAAAACCGGCTACTTGGTACTAAATCATGTGGTTATCGGCAATTAAACTAGCCGTTTCTGCTGGAAGTAAGATTTATGCTAACAAGCAGAAGACGAAAATGGCAATGAGTGAAGCACAACTCATGCACGCTACAAAAATGGCCGAAGGTCAGGAAGCTTACCAAGGAAAACTACTTGAGGCTAGACAATCGGACTGGAAAGACGAGGCGGTCCTCATAATTCTCAGTTTGCCCGTGTTGGTGCTCGCTTGGGCAGTGATATCGGACGATCCAACAGCGATGGACAAGGTAAAATTGTTCTTCGACATGTTCTCGCAGCTCCCGTCATGGTTCACAAATTTATGGATACTTGTCGTGGCGAGTATTTATGGTATAAAGGGTACACAAATTTTTCGTAACGGAGGAAAAAAATAATGGCAAGTAAGTTTATAATACAGTTAATGAAAAAAGGTGCTCAAGCATTATCTGGGCAAGGTAAAACTACTGGCACAGAGGTTATTAAATCTATTAAACCCGATGTTGGTAAATTAGACAAAATTCAAAAAGGTAAGAAAAGAATTACAGACATAACAGATAAGTATGCTGTAGGATTTGCAAAAGATAATCCTAAACTTTTAAAAAAATTTAGAAAAAATTCTAAAAAAAATTTAGATAGTATATCAAAAATATACAAAGGTAAAAAAGACGGTGGAAGAATGGGTCTAAAAAGAGGTGGTGGAAAATTTCCAGATCATTCAGGTGATGGTAAAATTACTCAAAAAGATATTTTAATGGCTAAAGGTGTAATACCAAAAACTAAATCTAAGTCTAAGTCTAAAAAGAAGGTTGTATAATGATTGGTTTACTTAAAGGAATGGGCAAAGCTTATTCAAATTATCAAAAAACAAGAAAAGCAGAAAAACTTGCTAATGCACCTAAAACTGAAGAAGGTAAACAGTTAGATAAACAAGTTAAAATTTTAAAAAAAGTAGCTGTTGGAGTTCCTGCAACAATTGGTGGTGCTTCTGTTATAGGTAAAATAAAACAACATAACAAAGACAAAAAAAATAACAAAGACAAAAAAAATAATGGCTAAACTCTGCGCAAAAGGCAAAGCAGCCGCTAAAAGAAAATTCAAAGTATACCCTTCGGCGTACGCGAACATGTACGGTTCAGCAGTATGTTCAGGTAAAGTTACACCAGGTGGCAAGAAGAAAAGAAAAAAAGCTATGGGTGGTGGAATGATGGATATGACTAGAATGAAATACCTTAAAGGAGGACAAGTATAATGGCTGTTATTCAAATGGTAAAAAGAGCACCTAGCATTATAAAAAAAGGCGTTGATAAAATTTTTAAGAGAGAAATTAAAGGCGCAGAAGGAAGTCCTTTTAAGAACGTAGATGATTTAGGAAGTTTTCCTAATTATAGAAATATAAAAGACTCACCAGGAACTGAAAAGAAAAAACTTAAAGAGATTGGTGAAAAAATTAGAAAAAATAAAACTAAAAAAAGAAATGAATCTTCTAAAAAACTTTTTGATCAATCTGGAAGAATAAGAGGTGGTTTAAGAATGGGTGGAAGAGCAGAATACAAATCAGGTACAAGAGGCTGTAAGTTAGCTATGAAGGGAAAAGGAAAAGCTTACGGAAAAAATTCGTAATGCGTACACACTTTTCAAAAGGTGGTTTAAGACAATGGGTAGCGGAGAAATGGGTAGACATTGGAGCACCGAAGAAAGACGGGAAGTATCAACCATGCGGGAGAAGCAAAGGCTCAAAGAGGAAATATCCAAAATGCGTCCCACTTGCAAAAGCCACACGGATGTCAAAAGGGCAAAAGGCGAGTGCTGTCAAACGAAAACGAGCAGCAGGTAATCCTGGCGGTAAACCAACTAACGTAAAAACATTTGCATAATGAATTTAGAAAAAGATTTACAAAGATTAAAAAAAGAAAAAGCATTAAAAGAATCTGCTATTGCTCAACTTAGAAAAAGAAGTAAAGACTCTGTTGCAAGACCTAGAGCAGAAAAAAATATTTTATCTACTAACCCTGAAATGCAAAAGATTTAATGAGTAGATTTTATAAAGATATAAAAATAGAAAAACCTAAAAAATTTATAATTGTAGATGAAGAAGGTAAATCAAAAAAATTTAAAAAACAACCACCTAAAAAATTCATGATAGACGAAGAGTCTGGTGAATATCAAAAATTAGCTAGAGGCGGAAGAGCAGAAAACCCTATTAGAAAAACTACTACAGGTAAGGGTGCTAATTATAGAAAAACAAAATCTGGAGCTGGAATGACAGCAAAAGGTGTAAGAGCTTACAGGGCCGCAAACCCTGGAAGTAAATTAAAAACAGCCGTGACTGGTAAAGTGAAGCCAGGATCAAAAGCTGCTAATCGTAGAAAATCATACTGCGCAAGATCACTTGGACAATTAAAACGGTCATCAGCAAAAACTCGTAACGATCCTAATTCTCGAATCAGACAAGCACGGAGAAGATGGAAATGTTAAATGCAATTAGAAACAGTAATCAATAAAACTTTAAGATTCCTAGATTCAAGAATAGATCAATTGTCAGTTTCGGTTACGTCCGGAGGGGTTGACAGTATGGAAGATTACAAGTATATAATAGGACAAATCAATGCACTGGAATCAGTGCGTCAGGAAATCTCTAACCTGCTAAACGATAAGGAGCACAATGAAGGAACAGTCATCGATATTAACACCAAACAATGATCTTATTGGTGTAAAAAAATCAGAGAAAAAAGAAGAAGGAAAAATTCCGAAACCTACGGGTTGGAGAATAATGGTTTTACCTTTTAAGATGAAAGAGAAAACTAAAGGTGGATTAGTATTAGCCGAAACTACTTTAGAAAAGCAACAAGTCGCTTCTCAATGTGGTTTGGTTTTAGCTATGGGCCCACAATGTTATAAGGATAAGGAGAGATATCCTGAAGGCCCGTGGTGCAAGGTCAATGATTGGGTAATGTTTGCACGTTACGCCGGATCAAGGATCAAGATAGATGGTGGGGAAATTCGTCTGCTAAACGACGATGAAGTGTTAGCAACAATTGATAGTCCAGAGGACATCTTGCATGAGTTTTAATCATAGGAAGGAGTAACTATGCCAGACGAAGAAAAAAAACTAGTACCTATTGATACATCAGGACCTGATGCAGAAATAGCTATTGAAGAAACAAAAGACGAAGCCGTTGTAGAAACGGAAAACACGGAACAAGAACAAGGAACAGATAAATCATATGAAAATGAAAGAGAAACAAAATTAGACGAAAAAAAATCCGACGAAACTTTAGAGGACTACAGTAAAGGTGTACAATCTCGTATTGCGAAACTAACTCGTAAGATGAGAGAAGCGGAAAGAAGAGAACAAGCCGCTATTGATTATGCTAAAGGTGTAGAGGAAAAAAGAAAAGCGTTGGAAGCAAGGTTTGAAAAAACTGATGCTGATTACGTTAAAAAATTTGAGACAAGTATCTCAACAGGTTTAGAAGCTGCACAAAAAGAATTAGCTGCTGCTATTGAATCTGGTGATGCAACAGCTCAAGTTGAGGCGAACAAAAGAATTGCAACTCTTGCTTTTGAGAATGCGAAACTAGAGCAAGCCAAAGCGGGTAGAGAAGAGAAACAGGCTGAGAAACCTGTATTGTCTGAACCACCGGTTCGGACCCAACAAATGGACGATCCAATTAATCCAGATCCTAAAGCTGAAGCATGGGCTTCTCAAAACTCATGGTTTGGTACTGATAGAGCAATGACTTATACTGCTTTTGAAATACATAAGGATTTAACGGAAAAAGAAGGATACGATCCTAACTCAAATGAGTATTATGCTGAAGTTGATAGAAGAATTAAGATTGACTTTCCGCATAAATTTGGTACTACTGATAATAAGCAATCGACCGCTCCTGTTCAGACAGTTGCTTCTGCTACAAGAAGCGTAAAGCCGGGTCGCAAAACTGTGAGACTCACATCTTCACAGGTAGCAATAGCTAAAAAATTAGGTGTGCCACTCGAAGAGTACGCAAAACAATTAAAACACACGAAGGAAGGAGCGTAAAATGGAAAAAAAAGAAAATACTTCTCGTGCGAGCCAAACACGGTCAAAGTCTGAAAGACCAAAAGTGTGGGTTCCACCGTCATCTCTAGATGCACCCCCTGCACCTGATGGATTCAGGTATAGATGGATAAGAGCTGAAGTTGTAGGCTTTCAAGATACAAAAAATATAACCGGACGTTTAAGAGAAGGTTATGAATTAGTTAGATCTGAAGAAGTCGAAAATGCAAGCGATTACCCTACCATTGAAGATGGTAAGTACAAGGGAGTGATTGGGGTTGGTGGCCTTCTTCTTGCGAAGGTACCTAATGAGATCGCAGAGCAACGTCAACAATATATGTCTGATAGACATAAAGAACGTAACGAAGCCGTAAACAACGACCTTATGAGGGAGCAGGATAGTAGAATGCCTATCAATGTTGATAGACAATCTCGTGTAACCTTCGGTGGTACTAAAAAGTAATTTTTAAATCACTGAATTAAATTAAACCGTACTGGAGGCCCTTCGGGGCAGGTACATAAGGAGAAACAACTATGGCAAATAGAAACACACAAGGTTTTGGTTTAGTTGCTGCAGGAACGCTTGGATCAACTCCAGCGACTTCTGGGCAAGGCAAATACAAAATCGATGCGGGTTATGCAACTACTATATTTCATGGTGGATGTGTTGCTTCTGCTGCTGGTTACATTGTTAATGGTCAAACTGCAGCTGCGCCTGTACTTGGTGTCCTAAACGGCATCTTTTACAATGCAGCAACTACGTTGAAACCAACGTTTGCAAACCATTACACACAAGTAACACCAGCAAACTCGGAAGATATCGATGCATTTGTATTCGATAACCCACAACAACAATACGTATGCGGAACAGATGATGCAGTAGCACAAGCAGGATACTTAGAGACTTATGACTTTAATGTTTCTGCTGGTAGTACAACTACTGGTGCTTCAACAGCTACTTTAAATATCGGCGTAACTGGAAATGATGACAAATCATGGAGGTTATTAAGATCTGCAGAAGACCCTGAAAACGATGAAAATGCGGCTTTCAGATCTGTAGTAGTAGTTGCTAATCTGATTGAGCTACAATCGTAAAGCTAGAATAGGAGAACAATAATGGCAATATCACGATCACAACTAGTCAAAGAACTAGAGCCAGGTTTGAACGCACTGTTCGGCTTGGAATATAAAAGGTATGAAAATCAGCATGCTGAGATTTATACTGAGGAATCATCTGACAGAGCTTTTGAAGAAGAAGTTATGTTATCTGGTTTCGCTAACGCACAAGTAAAAGGTGAAGGTGCTGGCGTTTCATTTGATGAAGCACAAGAAACTTTCACTGCTAGATACACTCACGAGACTGTAGCTTTAGCGTTCGCAATCACTGAAGAAGCGATTGAGGACAACTTGTATGATAGACTTGCGTCTAGATATACAAAAGCTTTAGCAAGATCTATGAGTAATGCTAAACAAGTAAAAGCTGTTGATCCATTAATTAATGGTTTCACAACTTTCCAATCTGGTGACGGCGTTGCTTTAATGGCAACTAACCACCCGACTGTAGCAGGAACGTTTGCTAATGAATTAGCAACTTCTTCTGACTTAAACGAAACTTCATTAGAGCAATCAATGATTGACATTGGTAAAATGACTGATGAAAGAGGTTTAAGAGTTGCAGCAAGAGGATTGAAAATGATCATTCCTTCTGAGCTACAATTTACAGCTGAAAGACTTATGAAGTCTCAAGGTAGAGTTGGAACAGCTGATAACGATATCAATGCAATCGTATCTATGGGTATGGTTCCTCAAGGTTATAGAGTGAACAACTACCTAACAGATGCTGATGCGTTCTATATCTTAACAGACGTACCTAATGGTATGAAAATGTTCAACAGAGCACCATTGACAACTGCAATGGAAGGCGACTTTGACACTGGTAACGTAAGATACAAAGCTAGAGAAAGATACTCTTTCGGAGTTTCTGACCCTAGAGGTATTTTTGGTTCGCCAGGAGCATAATCAATAATTTTTTGTGGCGGGACATAGTCTCGCCACAATTAACAAATAGAAAGACAAAACCATGAAAAAATTTACAGTCAACATTTGGGCGTACGATCATCACGCTAAATTTACAGTTGAATCAGAAGATTCCCCAACTGACCTTGAACAATCAATCCTTGACAAACTTGGAGAAAATAGTATAGTTTGGGAAAACCTTGGAGTTAGTTATGACAACAAGGTTAATAGAATAACCTATGAGGAGGTTATAGATGATACAAGACCTATACAAACAAAAAAGGTCCTTGGAGTTGAAGTGGGAACAGGAGCATCTAGATAATAATAGATACACTCTTGAAATGGTCCGAATCGATGACAAAGTTAAAGAAGTCATCACAAAGATCAAGCTGGAAGAAGCAGCTATTGCTCACAGACAGAATACTGTCGAAGGTTTAACTCCTGAAGTTTCAGTAGCTACTTAATAAAAAGCTACATCGTTGAATAAATTCAATTCACATTACAGGCTCTCTTGCACTCTACTAAAAACTAGTATATAGTTTTATTACTATATAAATTAATTAGAACATAGACGCGTATAGTCGACGGCCTAGAGACTATGTTCGTAAACTAGGAGGATATAATTATGGCAAATACTACATTTACAGGACCGGTACGATCAGAAAACGGTTTTGAAGTAATAACTAAAAACACATCAACAGGTGCTCTTACATCTACAATGAGTCTTAAAGAGTTCACTGCAACTATTACAGTTGCTAATGGTGATACTACAGGAAAAGAAACTTCTATTCAAATTCCTACAAACTTTATTCCATTGGGAATTGGTGTCGTAGTAACTACGGCTTCAGTTAACGCTGTTAACTTAGTTGACATTGGAACAGATGCTGACACAGACGGTTATGTTGACGGAGCTTCTTTAGCTCTTAATACAACTGGTTGGAAAGGTTTCTTAGGTTGCAATGGTGTACTTGGTATGTCTGGTTTTGCACCAGGAGTAGCTGGTTTAGCTGGAGACGAAGTTGAGTTGGTTGTTTCAGGTGATCCAGGTGGAGATACTGTAATCGTTCTAAAAATATTTGGAATTGATTCAACATCTGACACACAATAATAAATAATTAGTGTGGGGCTTCGGCCCCACATATTAATTTTAACGGAGAAAATAATATGTCATCAGACCAAAAATTTACAACACTTACAGCTGACGGACAGGTGAAAACTTTTTCTGGAGGATCTACTAATATTGGTCCTGCTAGAGTTACATACATTCAAGCTACAGGAGTTACAAATATAAAACTTTATGATGCAGCAACTGCATCTGGAAATATTGTATTTGAATCTACTTTTGGAAGCGAAGGATTAGATATGTATATGCCTGGAAACGGAATTAGATTTGAAAATACTATCTATGCAGATGTAACTGGATCAGGATCTGTTACTATCGGATATACTGGCTAGGAGGTTAAATGGCTAACACTACCTCTGGAACAACTACGTTCGATAAAACTTTTTCTATTGATGAAATAGTAGAAGAAGCTTTTGAACGATTAGGTATTCAACAAGTTTCAGGATATCAATTAAAAACTTCTAGAAGATCACTAAATATAATGCTTCAAGAGTGGGGCAATAGAGGTATTCACTATTGGGAAATAGGAGAACTTGATCTTGATTTAATTGAAGGTCAAGCAGAGTATAAATTTTTTAGAGCTAGTTCAGATGGTACAAGTGCTACATCAAATCCAAATGGGGTATATGGAATATCCGATGTCCTTGAAGCACAATTAAGATCTAATAGAACTCAAACAACTCAATCAGATAGTCCAATGAGTAAAGTTGATAGATCAACTTATGCAGGTTTTTCTAATAAGTTATCTAAAGGGACGCCTAATCAATATTGGGTACAAAGATTTATTGATCATGTTAGTATTAGTGTTTATCCAACACCAGATTCAACTAACGCATCTAAAGACATGCATTTTTATTATATAAAAAGAATTCAAGATGTCGGAGCTTATACCAATGCTACTGATATGCCTTTTAGGTTTATACCTTGTATGGTTTCAGGTTTAGCTTATTATTTATCCATGAAGTATGCTCCACAAATGACTCAACCAATGAAATTATTTTATGAAGATGAACTACAAAGAGCATTACAAGAAGATGGTTCAGCTTCAAGTACATACATTACACCTAAAGCTTATTACCCAGGAACTTAATGTCTAAATACGCAACAGGAAAACATTCAAAAGCAATTTCTGATAGATCAGGTATGGAATTTCCATATAGAGAAATGGTTAGAGAATGGAATGGTTCGTTTGTTCATTATACAGAGTTTGAACCTAAGCAACCACAACTTGAACCAAAAGCAATTGGTGGTGATGGTGTTGCATTATTACAAGTAAGAACAGATAGAACAGAACCAATTACAACTGTAATGATACCAGAAAATGGTTTTAAAACATATCAAGCAGGATCAGGAATTATTAATGTAAACGTACCTGGACACGGTTTAACAAATGGTACAACATATTTATTTAGAGGTGCACCAACAATTTCACCTGGAACAGGTACTTCAACTAATCCTGTATTTGCTTATGCATCAATTCCAGACTTTGATGGAATAACAGGAGCACAAATAGGACAAGGATCAGGATATGCAATCACAACAGGTCTTTATGATAGTGGTGCAAGAGTTACAACAGATTATGCTCTATCCAATTTCTTCTTCTTTACAGTTAATGTGGATACTGCTACAACAGGAAATATCAAAGGAGGAGGCTACGGTTGTTCCGTTGGGCCTATAACAATAAGCGCATGATAAATAAAATTTGGAATTGGATTAAAAATATATTTACACCTGAAAAACAAGACCCCCATCTTGAAATGTATGAAGAAGCTAGACCTGATAAAGTAAAAAAAATACGTAGAAAATATGGAGGAGATTCTAAGTAATGGCCTATACTTTAACAAACTTACAAGATGATATTAGAAACTATACAGAAGTAGATGATTCAGTTTTATCTAATTCTATTTTAAATACTATAATTAAAAACACAGAAAATAAAATTTATAGAGAAGCTGATTCTGACGACAATAGATTTTATGCAACATCAAACCTACAATCTGGTAATAGATATGTAACTATTCCATCAGATTTAAGATTTATAAGATATGTACAATTAAAAGATGGCTCTGGTAATCAAGTATTTTTAGAAAAAAAAGATACAAGTTATATGACAGCTTTTTATGACACACCTAGCACAGCTAGTGGTTTACCTAAGTATTATGCTAACTGGGACGCTAATTTTTGGGTAGTTGCACCTACTCCAAACAGCACATTTGAAATAACTTTGGCTTACGTAAAACAACCAACAAGTCTTACAGATTCTTCTGTAAGCTCAAGTGGTACTTATGTATCTAATAAATATCAGGATTTACTTTTACATGGATGTCTGGTAGAAGCATATGGATACTTGAAAGGTCCTGCAGATATGTTACAATACTACGCGCAGGCTTATCAAAAAGCTCTTCAATCGTATGCGATCGAACAACAAGGTCGTAGACGCCGAGACGAATACCAAGATGGTGTTATTCGTACTCCTTTAAAATCACCATCACCTTAATAGGAGAATAATAAATGGCAAATGTAGTACCTGACTCTTTTAAAACAGACCTGTTAAAAGGAGAATTTGATTTTGATTCATCTGGTGGATCAACTTTTAAACTTGCTCTTTACACTGACATATCTGGTTTAACGACAGCAACAACTGCGTTCACTGCAACTAACGAAGTTTCTACATCTGGAACAAACTATACTTCAGGTGGAAATACTTTAACTAATAATGGTGTAGCAATCGCAAGTAATGTTGGTTACGTAGACTTTGCAGATCTAACTTTTAGTTCTGTAACATTGTCTGCTGTAGGCGCACTGATTTATAAGAGTGGCGGAACAAACCCAGCTGTATTAGTTCTAGATTTTGGCGGAACAAAAACTGCAACAAACGGAGATTTCGTTGTTCAGTTTCCAACTGCTAACTCTTCTAGTGCTATTATAAGACTAGGCGACGCGTAATAAAAATTTGGAGTAGTAATGGCTTTAATAGTTAACGATAGAGTTAAAGAAACAAGTACGACTACTGGAACAGGAACTATTAATCTTGCTGGAGCAGAGCAAGGTTATGAAACTTTTGTTTCAGGAATTGGAACTACAAATACAACTTTCTATGCAATAGAAAATAATTCTGCAGGAGAGTTTGAGGTAGGTATCGGTACAGTTACTGATGCTTCACCAGATACTTTATCAAGAGACACAGTTATCTCATCATCAAATAGTGATAACAAAGTAGATTTTGGAGCAGGTACCAAAAATGTATTTTGTACACTACCAGCATCGAGAGCTATGTCTCCATCTATGACAGCCACAGATTATTTAGTTACACATGCTACAACTCTTTCACAAGATCAAACAATTGCATCTGGAGTTTTAGCTGGACCTGTAACCATAACTGGAACACAAACTATAACAGGAACGGTAGTAGTAATTTAATGAGTAAGATAGAAGTAAATACAGTTGATACACAATGCGGAACTAATCTTACTGTAGGATCGGCATGTAAATCTGTAACAGTTGCAGGCAATGATGTAAGATCTAATGCTTACAAAGCAGGAGATGGTGGTAATCTTGTTAGTCAATCTGGTACAACAATAACTATTGGTGCATCTGGGGACACGGTATCGCTTGCAAGTGGAGCTTCTCAATCAGGATTTGGTAGATCAGGAACAGTAGATTGGCAAACAGGCAGTATTAAAACAGCTACATTCACTGCAGCTAATGGTGAAGGTTATTTTGCAAATACTTCTGGTGGAGCTTTTACAATGAATTTACCAGCAGGTACAGCAGGAAACATTGTATCTGTAGTAGATTATACAAACACTTTTAATTCAAATGCTTTAACAATTACACCAAATGGATCACAAAAAATTGGTGGTGTTAATGCTAATTTTATCAACTGAAGGTCAATCAGCAACTTTTGTATATGTTGATGGAACAGAAGGTTGGATTAATGTTCAAGAAACATCTAATTCAGTTACAGGTGCTGAGCCATTTATGGTAGCAACAGGAGGAACAATAACAACTTCTGGAGATTGCAAGATTCATACATTTACAGGACCAGGAACTTTTACAGTTTGTAAAGTAGCAGCAGTTTGTGCAGCTACAAGAAATCAAGTTTCATATATGGTAGTAGCAGGTGGCGGTGGTGGTGGTGTTGGAGATTTTGCTCCCTCTGTTGCAGCTAGGGCTGGTGGTGGCGGTGGAGCAGGTGGATTTAGAGAAGACAAAGCTCCTCTTACTCCATATACAGCAAGTCCTTTAGAAGGAGCAGGTGCTATTACAGTAACAGCAACAGCTTTCCCAATTACAGTTGGTGGTGGTGGTTCAGCAGGAGTTTTTTCTCCTGAAATAGATAATGCTTCAAATGGGTCAAATTCAATTTTTTCAACAATAACATCAGCTGGAGGAGGAGGTGGTGAATCTGCATACAACGCATCTACCCCTAGCGGTGGAAGAAATGGTGGTTCAGGTGGTGGAGGATCAGCAGGTGGTATAAACGCAAATGGTCAAAAAGGAGATGGAAACACACCTCCGGTAAGTCCAGCACAAGGAAACCATGGTGGAGGAGCAGGTAATACAGGTCCTGGTAATGGAGGTTCCGGTGGTGGTGGAGCAGGAGCAGTAGGAGTCACTTGGACACCTCCTTTTGGTAATGATGCTGGTAATGGTGGAGCAGGTGTAACAACAAGTATCACAGCTAGCCCTGTTGCAAGATCCGGTGGTGGCGGCGGTGGTGGCGCACATCCAACAGGAACTGGTGGAACTGGTGGAACTGGTGGGGGCGGAACTGGTGGAAGTGCATCTCCTACAGCAGCTGCTGGAGCAGGAACAGCTAATACAGGTGGCGGTGGTGGAGCCGGTGGTGGATTTGGTGGAACTAATCATAGTGGTGGCGCTGGTGGATCTGGTATAGTAGTAATAAGGTATAAATTTCAATAATTATGACAAGTAAAATTAAAGTAGATAATATTTCAGACCAAAACGATAATAACATTATTAATGAAAGTGGTGATGTAATTACAGTTGGTGCAGCTGGTGATACAGTTGCAGTTGCAGGAAACATTGTAAAATCAAATGCGTATCAAGCATCTGACGGCGGAAGTATTATTAGTCAATCTGGAACAACAATAACTATTGGTGCTTCAGGTGATACTGTAAGTTTAGCAAGTGGAGCAAGTCAGTCAGGGTTTGGAAGATCAGGTTCTGTTGATTGGCAGACAACTCCCAAGACAGCAACATTTACTGCAGCAAGTGGTGAAGGTTATTTTTGTAACACTTCTGGTGGAGCATTTACAGTAAATTTACCTGCTGGATCAGCAGGTGCAATCGTAGCTATTTCAGATTACACAAGAACTTTTAATTCAAACAATTTAACTATTTCACCAAACGGTTCAGAAAAAATTGGTGGAGTAGCTGCAGACTTAGCATTAAGTGTTAATGGTCAAGCTTTAACATTAGTTTATGTAGATGGCACTGAAGGTTGGATTAATGTTCAAAATGCAGAGGACACAGAAACAGGTATAAATCAATTTATAAGCGCAACAGGTGGAACAATAACACAATCAGGTGATTATAGAATTCATACATTTACAGGTCCAGGAACTTTTACTGTTTGTTCAGTAGCAGGAGTTTGTGGTCCAACTAGAAACAATGTTTCATATTTAGTAGTAGCAGGTGGTGCATCTGGAGGTTCTACTACAATAGGTGGTGGCGGTGGTGGAGCCGGTGGTTTTAGAGAATACAGAGCACCTCTTTCTGGTTGTTATTCAGTATCTCCATTAAATGGTAACCCAGGAGGAACTTCAATTACGGTAACAGCTCAAGCTTATCCAATAGCAGTAGGTGCAGGAGGAGCAAGTGGTCCAGCTCCAGGAAATCCATCAGTTAAAGGAAATCCTGGTTCAGTTTCAACTTTTTCAACTGTTACTTCAGCGGGTGGAGGTGGTGGAGCAGCTGATAATGATGCACCGAAGCACGCTGATCCAGGTGGATCAGGTGGAGGAGGCTATGGTGCAAGCGGTACTAATCCTGGAGGAACAGGAAATACACCTCCTACAACTCCTTCTCAAGGTAATAATGGTGGTACAGCTGGAGGAAACCCATCTAATTATGCCAACGCTGGTGGTGGTGGAGGTGCTACGGCTGTAGGAGAATCTATTACAGGTAATTTTCCAGGTGGTGGACCCGGTGGTAATGGTGGTGCTGGTGCAACAACTTCAATCACTGCAAGTCCAGTAGCTTATGCTGGAGGTGGTGGTGCATCTGCAGATAATAGAGCTGCATCACAAACAGGTGGTGATGGTGGTACAGGTGGTGGTGGTCAAGGTGGAGATCCAACTAGAGGACCTACTTCTGGTACAGCAAATACTGGTGGTGGGGGTGGAGGTCAACACGGCCCGGAAGCTCCAAATAATACAGGTCCAGCAGGAGCTGGTGGTTCTGGAATTGTTGTAATAAGGTATAAATATCAATAGGTAAATTATGAGTGAAATAAAAGTAAATAAAATTAGTCCAAGAACAGCGTGTGGTACAACTACATTAGGGGATAGTGGAGATACATTCACAATTCCTGCTGGTGCAACAATCACGAACAACGGTACGGCGGCAGGTTTTGGTTCTACAGGTGAGGTATCTTGGAACACAACAAAAATTACAGCAGACCCAAACACTGCAGCAACAGGTGTTGGATATTTTACAGACACATCAGGTTCAGCATTTAATGTAACTTTACCTGCATCTCCAAGCGCAGGAAATGTAGTTGCTGTTGCAGATTATGCAAATACTTGGGATACAAATAATTTAACAATAGCAAGAAACGGATCAAACATTGAAGGTGCAGCATCAGATTTTGTATGTAATAAAGAAGGATCTACTATTACTTTTGTATATGTAGACGCAACAAAAGGTTGGGTTGTAACAAATACTGGAAATAGTTCTCAAGCTTTTGAAACAAAATATGTTACAGCTACTGGAGGAACTGAAACAACGTCTGGAGATTATAAAATTCATACATTTACAGGTCCAGGAACTTTTACAGTTAGTTGTGCAGGAAATTCAGCAGGTTCTTCAACAGTAGATTATTTAGTTGTTGCTGGTGGTGGAAACGGTGGTGGAGATGGCGCAGGTGGTGGTGGAGCTGGTGGTTATAGAGAATCATCAGGTACAGCATCTGGTTCATATACAGTAAGTCCTTTAGGATCTGGTGTTGCAGCTTTACCTGTTTCAGTACAGGGTTATCCAATTGCAGTTGGTGGTGGAGGTAGTGGTGAGGGATCTCCTGCAAGAACAGGTAATTCAGGATCTAATTCAAGTTTTTCAACAATAACATCTGCGGGTGGTGGAGGTGGTGGAGCAGGGAATACTCCTCCAGGTGCTGCAAGTGCTGGTGGATCAGGTGGTGGATCAGGTAGACAATCTCCAAGAGCTGCAGGAGCTGGAAATACACCTCCTGTAAGTCCTCCTCAAGGAAATAGTGGTGCTGGCGCTAGTGCTTTTGGTAATCAAGGCGGTGGTGGTGGTGGAGCTCTTGGACCAGGAGCTGAAGGTGCTCCAGTTTGTGCAGGTGGAAATGGTGGTGGCGGTGCAACAAGTTCAATAAATGCAACACCAACAGTAAGAGCTGGTGGTGGTGGAGGTGCTTCAACACCTAACAGTTTAACCGGTGGTAGTGGTGGTGCTGGTGGTGGAGGAAATGGTGGTGGAGGTGGAAATAGTACAGGAGTAGCCGGAACAGTAAATACAGGCAGTGGTGGAGGTGGAGGTTCTGCTACTAGTCCAGCACCTTCTACAGTTGGTGGAGCTGGCGGCTCTGGAATTGTTATTATTAGATACAAATTTCAAAATTAATATGTATTTACTAACATTTAAAAATAATATATAAGGAGAATAATTATGGCACATTTTGCAAAATTAGGAGCGAACAGTAAAGTTATTCAAGTATTGACTTTGAATGATGGTGATATGTTAAACGCTGATGGTGTTGAAGACGAAGCAGTAGGTCAACAATATTTAGAAACACATAATAATTGGCCTGCACAAATGTGGATTCAAACTTCATACAATACACAAGGCGGACAACATAAAAATGGCGGAACACCTTTAAGAGGTAACTACGCAGGTATAGGTTATACTTGGGACGAGGATGATCAAATCTTTTGGCCTAAAAAACCTCACGCATCTTGGGTAAAACACATTGAATCAGCTTCTTGGAAATCACCAATAGGTGATGCACCTGCTTTAACCGAAGAACAAACTTTACAAAACGAGGCTAATACTCATAGATGGTCTTACGTTTGGAATGAAGCTAATACAACTTGGGACTTGACAGACGATTTAGCATAATTTATATAGGGTGGTGGTATGCAAAAGAAAGTATTAACAGAACAAAGTTTATTTTATGGTGATATCGATATGCCGAAAGGTTTTGAGATAAACCAAGAAAAGCTTACTAACGATATTTTACAGTCTTCATTTACTAATAAACAATTTCCATTTTCAAGAACTTGGGATATGTTGAATACATATATGAGAGACTTTATCGGTCTTGATTATGGTATCAATTTAGTCAATAAAGATTCTTGGGGTGACATTTATAAACCCGGTCAAGTATCTAAACCTTTATTAAATGTTGATCCAGTAGATCTTCGAAACTCACCTGACTTTACAATGCTTTACGGAGTTAAAGTTGATAAGTGTTGGGTAAGAATACATTTTGATGACAATAGACGTAAAGGAAGAAGTTGGGATATAGAACTTAAAAAAAATATGTTCGTTATGTTTCCATCTACTAATATGTATATTATATCAAATGATCAGAAAGATAGTTTGAATTTTGTTCAAACCATAACTTATGAATATATCTAATTATTATTGGCATTTTCCTGCAGCACTTACACCAAAGTTTTGTGATGATGTAATAGCTTATGCTAATCAACAAGAAGAAACAATGGCTAGAACTGGTGGTTATGGAGATAGAAAATTATCTAAAGAAGAAGTTAAAGATTTAAAAAGAAAAAGAAACTCTGATTTAGTTTGGCTTAATGATACTTGGATATATAAAGAATTACACCCATATGTTCACGAAGCAAATAGAAATGCTGGTTGGAACTTTGAATGGGACAGAAGTGAGTCTTGTCAATTTACAAAATATAAACACAATCAATATTATGATTGGCATTGTGATGGTTGGGATAAACCTTATGAAAGAAAAAACAAAGATGATCCTGACAATGGTAAAATTCGAAAACTATCTATGACTTGTCAATTAACAGATGGTTCCGAATACACAGGTGGTGAATTAGAATTTGATTTTAGAAACTACGATCCACATATGAGAGATGAAGCTAAACATTTGAGAAGAGCAAAAGAAATATTACCAAAAGGTTCTATTATTGTATTTCCTTCTTTTGTTTGGCATAGAGTTAAACCAGTAACATCAGGCACAAGATATAGTCTTGTAGTATGGCATTTAGGGAGGCCTTTTAAATAATGTATATAAGTAATTATTTCAACACTGCTATCTGGTCAGAACAAAAACCAGAGTTTATAAAATCTTTAACTAAAGCATCTAACAAATATATTAAAGCTGCTAGAAATTTTCCAGAAGCTAAAGCACATATAAAAAAGTTTGGTGACTTTGGAAGAACATATCACTCAACACCACTTACAGCTGACAATGACTTTTTAGATTTTAGAAATTACATTGGTCAAAAGTCTTGGGAGTATTTAGATCATCAAGGTTTTGATATGCACAATACACAACTATGTTTAGTGAGATGTGGGTACAAGAGTTTGCTAAAAAAGGTGGTGGTCATCATTCAGCACACGTACATTGGAATCAACACGTATCAGGTTTTTATTTTTTAAAGTGTAGTGATAAAACTTCTTATCCTGTATTTCACGAACCAAGAACAGGTGCACGTGCTACAAAATTAAAAATGAAACCAGATCAAAAAGGTGTATGGGGTGGTCAGAGCTTATTCATTTTAAACCTACACCAGGTACATTAATTATATTTCCAGGGTTCTTGGAACACGAGTTTGCAGTAGATTTTGGTAAAGAGCCTTTAGATTTATACATTGGAATATACAAGCTGTGCCAAAAGAAATGGCTAAAGATGTTTAAGAAGAAAAAGTATACAGTTATACGTCAAGCAATATCAAAAGACCTAGCGTCTTTTGTGGCAAATTATTTTTTAATGCAGAAACAAGTATATGATACTTGTAGAGAAAAAAGATATTTTTCTCCATTTGAAACTATCATTGGATACTATGAAGGAGAGAATGAACAGATACCAAATACATATAGTCAGTATTCTAATATGGCTATGGAAACATTATTATTAAAGTGTCTTCCTAAAATGGAAGAAGCAACAGGTCTTAAATTATATCCTGCATATACTTATGCAAGAATATATAAAAAAGGTGATGTTTTAAAAAGACACAAAGATAGATTTAGTTGTGAGATATCTACTACTATGAATCTTGGTGGCGATGATTGGCCAATATATCTTGAGCCATCTGGAGAAGTTGATAGGAAAGGTATTAAAGTAGATTTAAAACCAGGAGATATGCTGGTTTATTCTGGTTGTGAGCTAGAACATTGGAGAAATAAATTTAAAGGCAAGGAATGCGTACAAGTATTTCTTCATTATAATAATCGTAAAACGCCAGGCGCTAGAGATAATATGTTTGACAAGCGTCCACATTTAGGTCTTCCTTCTTGGTTTAAACGATGATATAATCCTTAGATGGAGGCAGGGCACCACCACATACCCCCTGTCTCCTTTTAAGGATTTATATTTATGTTTTTTGGCGGAACTTCGTTTGCAGGAGCACCTTTTGGAGACTCAGGATTTAACCCTAACGCATTTGTAAGCGTAAGTGGGTCTAGAATTAATGAATCAACAGGCACAGTAGGTTTAGTAGGTAAAGCAAATATTGCTGTTACTGGTAACAGACTTAATTTTACAATCGGTAATGTAACTATTATTGAAGGACAAGGTGTTATTGTATCTCCTGATGGTAGTCGTATTAATGTATCTACAGGTGATCCAACTATTGTTGCAAAAGCAGTAACTTCTTTAACTGGATCTAGAGTAAACTTAAATACAGGCACACCAACATTTGCATCTATATACTCTGTAACAGGTTCTGAATTAGAAGTAGACACAGGAAGTGTTACAACAGTTGGTAAAGCAACTGTATTACCAAATGGATCTAGAGTAAACTTTAACACAGGAACTGTTACTATATCTGCAGATGCTAATCTTTCAGTAACAGGAAATAGAGTAGATTTAGAAATAGGTAATGTTACAACTAAAGCAAACGCAACTGTAACTGTTACAACAAACAGACAAAATATTTCAACAGGAACCGTAACTATTGTTGCAAAAGCAACAGTTACTCCAGATGGTAGTAGAATAAATGTTGCAGATGGTTCTGTATTAATTAAAAAATGGGATGGTATTGTACCAGGAGCAAGTATGACTTGGGAACCAGTACAAACATCGTTAGGATAGAATATGTATTTTGGAGGAAGCACATTTGCCGGAGCACCATTCGCCGATCCAGGTGGAGTAAGTGTATTTGTTGCAATATCAGGAAACAGAGTCAATGTAAGTACAGGAACTGTAGGTATTACAGCTTCCGCAAGAGTATTACCATCTGGTAATGAAATAGAGATATCTATAGGTAATGTTACTGTTAGAGTTGACAAAACAGTAGCCGTAAGTGGTATAAGAATAAACCTTGCAACAGGTACCGTTAATGTGATATCATGGAACCCGATAGTTCCAGGAGCAACGGGTACCTGGGTACCTATTGACCCGAACAATCCATAAGGAGAATAAATGGCAAGTACATATTCAAGCGATCTAAAATTAGAGCTAATTACAACAGGTGAAAAAGCAGGTACCTGGGGTACAATTACAAACACAAATTTACAACAACTAGAGCAAGCAGCATCTGGTTATATTAGTCACAACATAGGAGCTGCAGATTTAGCATTAGATTTATCTAATGGTGCAGTATCAAATGGTAAAAATTTATATTTTAAATTAACAGGAACTTTAACAGCAAACAGAACCATGACTATGCCTGATGGTGCTGAAAGAGTATTTGTTGTAGAAGATGCAACAGCAAGATCAGCTTCTAATTATACATTAACAGTTAAGACTGTATCAGGAACAGGGTTAGCTTTACCAATTGGTTCTACAACTTTATTATATTCTGATGGTACAAATATTACAGGTAAACTACAAACTAAAGGATACTATACACCATCCGCAACTTACACTACAGTAAATGGTGATCAAATATTAGTAAATACATCTGGAAGTGGTATTAGTGCTGCAGTTACAATAAACTTACCAGCATCTCCTGCTATTGGAAATGAAGTTACATTTATTGATAGTGGAAATAACTTTGCATCTAACAATTTAACTGTTGGAAGAAATGGATCTAATATAAATGGTGCATCTTCTAATTTAGTGGTTTCAACGAATGACGCAGCTTTTACATTGGTGTATGTTAATGCAACAAGAGGCTGGGTATACAAAGACAAGATATAGGAGCTAATACATGGCTCTAATTGATTTTAAAGTCTTACCAGGAATAGACAAACAAAACACTGACTCTGGAGCAGAGTTTAGATGGGTTGATTGTGACAATGTTCGTTTTAGATATAACTTACCAGAAAAAGTTGGTGGATGGTCATCACTTGTTACAGATACAATTGTAGGTGTAGCAAGAAGAGAATTTGCATTTGTTGACCTTGATGGTAACAGATATGTTGCAATAGGAACAGATAAGTTTTTATTAATATATTTTGAAGGTCAATTATATGATGTTACACCTTTAAAGGCAACTTTAACATCAGCAACAATTGCAACAACTAATAATTCAGCTGTCTGCACAATTACAAAAGCATCACATGGTTTATCACCAGGAAATATTATCTTATTAGATAGTGTGACACTACCAGTTGGTACAGGTTACTCTGCATCTGACTTTGAAGACAAACTATTTCAAGTTACATCAACACCTACATCAGATACGTTTACAATAACACAATCATCAAATGCTAGTGCTACGGTATCTACAGGTGGTAGTTTAAGTATTAAACCATATGAGACAGTGGGACCAGCTGCACAGTCTTACGGTTATGGTTGGGGTGTATCAGAATGGGATGGAACAGTTACAGGTGCTGTTACAACTACATTAAATGGAACACTTGGAGATAATACAAGTGGTACATCAGGATCAAATATAACTTTAACATCGACAACAGGATTTCCTACATCAGGTAGAGTACAAATAGGAACAGAATTAATTTCATACTCAGGTGTGTCTAGTAATGACTTAACAGGTATTGTAAGAGCTGTTGATGGTTCTACAAGAGCGGCACACTCATCAAGCACTCCGGTTACTAACGCTGCAGACTTTGTTGATTGGGGTGAAGCAGCTCCTGCATCAGAAGTATCTCTTGAACCAGGTCTTTGGTCATTAAGTAATTTTGGTCAAGTATTAGTTGCAACAGTTGCAAACGGTAAAACATTTACATGGAACGCAGGTGATGCAGCAAGATTAACAACTAGAGCATCAACATCTACCTCTGGTTTTTCTACATCTAATAATCCAACTGCAACAAGAGTAACTCTTGTATCACCAACAACACGTCACTTAATTCACTTAGGTACAGAAACAACTATTGGTTCAACTTCAACACAAGATGATATGTTTATTAGATTCTCGGACCAAGAAGATATTAACGATTACACACCTACAGCAATCAATTCTGCCGGTACACAAAGACTGCAAGACGGAACACGGATCATGGGTGCGTTGAAAGCAAAAGAAACTATTTTGATATGGACAGACAATGCTTTGTATACAATGAAATTTATTGGTGCACCTTTTACATTTGGTTTTGAACAGGTTGGTACAAACTGTGGATTGATAGGTAAAAATGCAGCTGTTGAAATAGATGGTGTAGCTTTTTGGATGTCACCAAATGGTTTATTTATGTTTGATGGTACAGTTAAATCACTACCATGTTCTGTTGAAGATTTTGTATATGACTCTTTAGATACTACAAAAGGTCAACAAGTATATGCAGGTATCAACAATCTATTTACAGAAGTAGTTTGGTATTATCCATCTACAAATTCAGAATACAATGACAAATATCTTGTATTTAATTATGGTGAAACAGTAAAAGGTGGTGTTTGGTATATTGGCACAGAAGCTAGAACAACATGGATTGATGCAAACGTATATCAAAAACCTATTGCAACTAAATATAATAGTAGTGCAACAGGTACATTTCCTGTCATTCTAGGTGAAGATGGATTAGGTCAAACAACATTATTTGAACACGAAGTAGGTACTGATCAAGTCAATCCAAATGGTACAACTACAACTGTTACATCATTTGTAAAATCATACGACTTTGATTTACAATCAAGACAACAAAATGCACAGGGTAAATCTACAGGACCAACCATAGCTGGTGAAACATTTCTTGCAATGAGAAGGTTTGTACCTGATTTTAAAACATTACAAGGAAATGCCAAAGTAACACTAGGAGTTAAAAGATACCCGCAACAATCTGAAACAACTACAACTTTAAGTCCCTTTACAATAACATCTAGCACTGATAAAAAGGATACTAGGGCAAGAGGAAGATTTGTTAATATAAAAATAGAAAACGATTCTGCTTCTGAGTCTTGGAGATTTGGAACATTTAAGATAGATGTACAACCTGATGGAAGACGATAATGGCTAAAATAGTAGTAAGATTACCAGAACCAAAAGAAGAGTACGATGTTTCTAACCAAAAACAAATTAATAGAACAATTAGTTTGATGATAGAACAATTAAATTCAACATTTTTAGATGAACAAAAACAGGAGCAAGAAAGATTTTCTTGGTTTATAAGTGGCTAATATATATAATAATGCAAAGGTAGATTTAACTACCACTGGAAACACAACTATTTATACTACACCATCAGGATCAAGATCTATTATTAAAAATATATTAGTATCTGATGACTCTGGTAGTGGTGATAGTATCACGATGACGATTACAGACGCTAGTTCAGCTGTATTTTCTTTGTTTAAATCAAAGACAATAGCAGCAAATAACACAACAGAAATGATAACACAGCCTATCATTTTGTTGGAAAATGAGGTATTAAAGGCACAGGCGGTAACAGCTGATAGATTACATGTAGTTGTATCACTGCTTGAAATTAACAGGGATTAAATTATGGCATTTACAGAAGAAGGATCAGTAGAATACGTAATGATAGATGGTAAAAAAGTACCAGTCGTAAAGTGTGAAACTGAAGTAGTATTAAGAAATAAAGAAACTAATTACGAGTACAATTCAGATAAAGAAGCAGAAGATGATATTGCTAATCCTGAAACAGCTACTCAAAAAGAACACATAACAAGATCATTAAAAGTAAAAGTGGCAGCGATGCCACCATTAGGAGCAGCGTCAGAGTAATGGCAATAACAAACGCACAACAATACCAGCAACTTGTAAACAAACCAGCGAATGGTAAACGTCCAGGTTATCGTGGTTCATCTTATGGGCCACCAAGTAGAAGTTCGTCACAAGGCCCTGCAGGTGGAGCATCTTCTGGAGGAAATTATGGGGGTAACACAAATAATAGTAGTAGTAATAATAACTCTTCTACTAATCAAGGACCGGCAGGTGGAGCATCAGCTGGAGGAAATTATGGTGGTAATGTAAATGTTAAACAAGAATATGGTGGAAAAGCATATGAAGATCAAAGTTATGCTACACAAGAATCTATAGATAATGCTAAAAAAAAAGAAGAGGTTAAAAAATTTCAAGAGTCATTAGAAAACGATAGAAAAAGAAGAGCAAAAAGAAAAAGAAGATTAGAGGAAGCTGCATTAAATAAAAAAAATTTATTTAATAAGCTAGGTTATGTTCAAAGAACTAAAGATGAAAATTTAGAAGATTTAGGTGTTATCGATAGTCAAGGTTTAACAATCGGTGGTTATGAAGTTCCAAGTTTTATTTCAGGAATTGGAAGTGCTTTTACAATAGATCCTTCAACAAAATATTTTGATGAAGATTCAATAAGAGAAATAGGTTCTCAAACTCAATATACAAAAAGTGTAGATCCTGTTACTGGTAAAGTAACTTTTGGAACAACAGCTAAACAAGCAGATACATTAGCGGATTTAAAAGAAGATATTCAAATGGAGGATAGAGTTCTTGATCCTAATGATACTGTCACACAATCAGAATTTAATGATTATATGAATAGAAATAAAGTTGAATTACCAGACAATGACGGAGGAAATCAAGAAATGGATCCTTGTAAAGGACCTAACCCACCTGCGTATTGTTTCGTAAATAATGACCCAGCTGATCCTGAAACACCTAAAAGAAATCTAGGTGGCCTTGCTCCAAGATTCGCGGGCTCTATATTTGATTTCACAGGTCTTGCTGATGGTGGACGTGCAGGAAAGATGGACGGTGGTATGATGGAAGATACTCCTGAAGGAGGAATCATGGATCTTGAATCAGGAAGACAAATGTATTTCTTAGGTAAGTTAGTTAAGAAAGCAACAAGAGCAGTTAAGAAAGTTGCTAAGTCTCCATTTGGTAAAGCAGCGTTATTGTATGGTTTAGGAAGTTTAGGAGCTAGTGCTTTAGGTAAATATCAAGCTGGAGCAGGAGCAGGAGGAAATAGTATTTTTTCAAAAGCAGGTAGATATTTATTAGGAACTAAAGGAGTTGATGAAGATGGTGGAACACTGGGTTTATTAGGTAAGCTGGGTTTAACTGGTGGGTTTGGTGGATTTAAACCAACACTAAAAGGCGGTTTAGCTTTAGGTCTTGGAGTTCCTTTTGCTTTAGATGCATTAGGTATAGGTAAAGATAAAGATGATGATAAAATGGATTTAGATGAATACTACAGAAAAAATAGTATTAACATTGCTGATATAAGAAATAACCCTTACAACTTTTTAGCACCAAGATTTGCTGCTGATGGTGGTTTGATGAGAACAGGCTATCAAGAAGGTGGAGATGCAGAACCAGTAGCAAAGAAGACTATGCCATTATTAGATATGGACGGCATGGAAAAAGATTACAGAGAAGACGGTGGGTTCGTGCCTATCGGTCGAATGGAAAGAGCAGACGATGTGCCTGCTAGACTGTCTAAGAATGAGTTTGTGTTTACAGCAGATGCTGTTAGAAATGCAGGTGAAGGAGATATAGACAAGGGCGCAGAAGTTATGTATAACATGATGAAAAACCTCGAATCCGGAGGTGAAGTATCTGAAGAATCGCAAGGATTAGATGGCGCTAGAGAAATGTTTAAAACATCGCAACGATTAGAGGAAGTATTATAATGGCGACAGAAACCACAATATCGAGACCAGCACCCTTTGTAGAAGATATAGGAAAAGATTTAGCTGAACAGGCCGTTGCCTTTACAGGTGTACCTGTTGTAACAGGTGGCATTGGAAGTCTGTCAAAAATGGCAGGTGAAACAGATGCAGGATTTAAATCAAGACAAGATGCTGCAAGAGCATTCGATGTAAGAAAACAAAATTTAGCAGGACTTGCACCACAAGTTGCAGGTCAAGATCAATTACAAAAAGATGCACAAACTTTAGCAACACAAGGTGTAGGAGCATATCAACCTTTTTTAAATCAAGCACAAGCTGCAACGGGACCACAAGCTTATCAACAGTTTATGTCACCATATCAATCACAGGTGATCGATGCATCACTTGCAGAGTTTGATAGAAATGCTGCAATTCAACAACAACAAATTGCAGATCAAGCAGTAACATCAGGAGCTTTTGGTGGTGGAAGAGAAGGTGTTATGCAAGCAGAGTATCAAGCAGGTTCAGATAGAAACAGAGCGGCACTACAAGCAGGATTATTACAACAAG